AAACAAAACAAATTATATTTTTGACCAAGTATCATAATTAAATGGAGCAATCACCATTTGATCTACTTGTGTTTTCCAATAATCTACATTTTTTTGAAAAGCGGCGTCCTCTTGGGTTTGTGGTATTGGATGAACGGCATCCATATATTCTTCGTCTTCCTTGGTCATGCGTGGTTTGTTTCCATAACAATTCACACCAAATCTCACTTCCGGATTTGCAATATAACCTCCATTGATACCTGGACGACCACAGTCATGCTCATGCCCTTTTACCTTTTGTAATAAGTCATATGTTTTTCCTTGGGTTGGAAATAAAGCCATTTGCCCTTCGGACCATCCATAATTACACCATTCACCGCCGTTTTTATAGGTATTTTCAACTTCGTCATATTTTGCTAAACGTGCACCATAAGCATTACAAACTGCTTTTGCATTTGAATAGTTATAATGATTACCTGGAATATTAAAAACTTGTTCTTTTTCTTTTTCGTAACCACGATTGGATTGACTTAAACCAATATCATTTTTTTGACTTAAACTATTATTTTGTCCCGGAATCATCTTTTCATGATTTTGTAAAACATTTACATTTAATGGTTGTTTTGCTTTGTCTACTACGTTGATATCAATTTGTCGAATATTTACAAGATTATAAATACCGTTTTTAATGGAACCAATGATATCAACCCCAAAATAATGATAAAGTAGGTTTATACTTACAAAAACAATTAATAATATTAATAAAACATTCATTAGTGAATTTTGGTTCGAAGATGATGATGAATAAGACATCGTATTAGAATCATTATTTTCAAACATATTTCTTATAATCTTTATATATATTATTTTTATTTGTTATATAAAGCAAAAATTACAAAATAATACAAGCAGATCCGCCACCTCCACCTCCACCTCCACCTTTACTACTTTTACTACCACTATTTGTTGGATGTGGAGTGGTAGTCAATCCTTCTATATTACTTTTTTGTGATATTATAAAACAAGTTAATCCAACCACAATTACTAAAATAATATATTCTGTTTTTAATTTCATTAATATATTATTCAATTATTTTTTTATATTTTTATATTTTTTATAATCAAAAATAGAAAAAACAAAAAAACAGAAAATAAAAAAATAAAAATAAAAATAGGTAATAATTAACTAAATAAAATAAAAAGTTTAATTAACTTCATTCAACCATTTTTGAAATGTATTATATTATTTCCTTTTTTATTGGTATATTAATAAAATTATATGATGACATTATCGATTTAAAATTAGATACAATCTTGAATATTCATCAAAATCTGATTGATTTAATAAAATATTTAATTATTTATTTTTCGGTTTTCTTATGTCTTAAGGATTTTACTTGTTCTTTTATTATTCTTTTTTCATTAATAACCTCTCATTATTGTAAACCCTTTGACGATTCTTTTTGGTTTTATTATGGCATCTGTATTTTTTTAGTCATTTTCTTCTTTATTGAAAAAACCAAAGTATTATTTGAATATTTTTTTATAAAATTTTTTTTTATTTTGTTGGTTCCGATTTTAATTCTTTATGAAGAGAGAACTTTTGTAGAAGAATTCGGATTATTCAAAAAGACATCTAGAATGTATAGTATTTTTATAAATACGATCCTTATTCTTTGTCTTGATGTAATGGGAATAATCCAAAAATACAATTTAACCTTCTTTAAAAGAATTGTCATTTTTGTAAACAGTTATTTTATGACAAATCTATTTATTCAATGGTTTTTTTCACATATTTTGATGAATAATTATGCAAAAATAGAAGAATTAAAATAAGAGAATGTTTAAAAAAGAATGAAACAATCTTATTTTCTTTTTTCTTTTTTTTTAGGAATATTACTTGTTTGTATTCATCATCTTAAAGTTGGTAATATTTCTTATTTATCTTTAGAATGTCATATAAAAAGCGAAGAATTGATAAAATACTTATTTGTGATGGTTTATGCTATTATTATGTATTATTTACCGAGTTTTGTCATTATTATGTTAATGATTATTTTATTTAATTTTTCTTTTCAAGATGGTTTTTGGCAAATTATGTTAGTGATTACATTGATATCTTATTTGATGGGTCTAAAAAAATTAATGAAAAAAATATCGATCACAAAACTCATTTATTCTTTTTTTAATTTTACCTTGGGATACTTTTTGGCCACGATGTATTGGCTATTATTTTCTTTTTCGATAAAATAAACAATATGCTTTTGTACTAATTAGACTATTGATTAAAGCCACCTCACTGACACTTGTATCATTGTAATGATACCATTTTCCATTGGCATTTTTTACATAACTTGTATAATGACCGCCAAAAACGCTTCCACTATGATTACAAATACCGTATAAATCATAAATATATTCTTCTTTTTTATAACCAATGACATATTTCGAAAGGTCTAGATTTTCCAATGGAAATTCAATCAATACTTGATTCTTTTGATTGCGATTATTAAATCGTTTCAAGTCAATGACCAAAATAGAAGGAAAACTCCAAAAACTAATTTTCTTTTTCACATTTTGTTTTATACCTAAATTTTCATTGAACCACGCATTCTCTCCTTCTAAATTCTCTCCTTCCACATATAAATCAAAACATTGATATAAATTGGGGGATTTATTGTCGGATGGGATCGGCAAATTAATCATAAAGAAGGGTTCTGGGGTTCGATTGAGAACCACGCCCTTGTCAGAAATAATTTCGGAAACGTGAATTGCATAGAAAAGATTCCATACTTCGGAATATTCTTTGGTATACATTTCTTTGATTCTTTGAAAACAAAGGGCTGCAATTTGATCTGTTTCATCCTCTGGTTTTCCACTAATAATAATATTGACTTCTCTCGCAATGGCGGTATGAAAACAGTCCATTAAAAATAATAAAAATTCTTGGGAGTCGTTTTGTGAATAACCGGTGAAGATATCCCTGTCTTTTAATTCGGCTACTTTTTGTATGGTTTTAATAAACTTGCCTGGAGAGATAATGACATTATTTGACCATAACATTTTTCGTAAGTCATCGAATTCAACAAGGAGTACGGATTCAGGTTTATTCTGGAGTGTTTTTTTATACGTACCCTTTTCCAAAAAATCAGTAAATTCATAGGTATGGGATAATATTTGAACACAGGAGTTGATAAAACAAGTATTTCCTAAATTGGCTAGTCCCGATAAGCCTTTGTCTTTATATTTTTCTATATTAAATTCAGTTTTATTTTTATCTTTCATTACATATAAATAGAAGAATCTATTTATATTTATTTATGATAGAATAAGTAAATAAACATAATAAGTATAAATTTATAATAAAAGATAATAATAATTATATTATTATGAGTTTTAATAGAAATAACATTCCTTTTACAAATCGCACTACTACTACTAATAATAGAAGACGTTCTCAAAATCGTTCTTTAAATATAATCAATCCTTCAACGACTGTACCCAATGATTTGCGAGTACTCTTGAATTTATATATTTCAATGTATAATAATGTCAATGAACAAATTGATCTTTTATACGAAGATTTAGATATGATTCGAAATAATATGCAAACCGTCATTCAAATGATTTTAGAAAATAATACTCAAATAAACGATTCTTTACGAAATATAAATCGACCGAATTTGAATCCAAGACAAACCGAAAGACAGAATCGAAGTGGAACTTTATCCAATATTTTCCAAGGGTTAAGAGAAAGAGAAAGAGAAACACCAAGAGGGAGACAATCAACCCGAGAAGAACCAATTATTCAATATGATAATGATCGAAATCGTATTTACATTAATAATATTCCATACACGATTGAAAATGTAGAGTATTATAATACAACGGCTTCTACCAATACAAATGAAAATCAGAACCGTTATCGAGAGATATTACAATCTTTTTTAGATCCGATTGCAGTTCGCCCTACTCCATATCAGATTTCAAACGCAACCAGAAATATAAATTATGGTGTAATTGAGAATCCTCTCAATTTATCTTGTCCCATTTCTTTAGAAACTTTTGAACTCGATCATGATGTTACCCAAATTATTCATTGTGGTCATATTTTTAATGAAGATTCATTGAATCAGTGGTTTCAATCGAATGTACGTTGTCCAGTTTGTAGATATGATATTCGTACCAATAATTTGAATAATACGAGAGAAGAAGAAAAAAAAGAAGATGATAATGACGATATGCCTTCCCTTACTACGATTCTAGAAGAAGAAGAAAAAGAAGAAGAACCTATAAGAAATACATTGGAACATTTGGAACAAGAATATACGAGAGAAATAGAAAATTTACTTCAAAATACGGCGAATAGTTTAACCAATCTATTTTCTACAGAATTTGAAATTCAATACAGAACGGATCTTTCGAACAATCCTACTCGTCTTTTGGACCCATCCAATAATGTCTTTTTTTTTGAAACCCTTTTTTCCATACCACCAGGTAATTTTCGGTTTTAAATCCACTTTTTAGAAAAAAGTGGAGCAAAAAACAAGGGTGAATGAAAGGGGAGATACACGTAGGGAGACCCCTAATAAAAAAGTGAAGCAAAAAGCAAGGAGGGGGGACACCCAAATGGACGCCCTAATAAGTTCGTTGAATTTTTATAATAATAGTAATAATCATATTATAAAATGGGAATTTATAGTAATGGTACTATTTTTGGAATAAGAATATATAATTTTAATGAGGATGATTTGAGTAATACATTATTTGAAGAAAAATATGATGAAATAATGAGTCATGAACAAATGAGAGAAGCATATTTATTTTATGCAATATTATATGATATAAAAGATGTATTTTTTAAAATATATACGGAATGTATTAGCACAAGTGATATTAATAATAAAGAAAAAAATATGATGTGGTATCCACTATCATTAGATAGTTTTTTAGAAAAATTTGACGTCGTTTGAAATTTTAAAAAGTGGAAAAGTTCATAAAAAATGGAATAAAAATTGTTCAAGTTTTTTGCTCCACTTTTTTCTTACTTCGTTATAAAAAAGCAGATGAATATTTATCTACGGGTAAACTCATACAAATGATTCCATTTTCATCAGGAGAAGTAAATTTGACTTGTAAATGTTCTTTGATTTCCAATTTATTTCCGTTCGAACCCGCATATTTACATTTTGTTTTATTTACACTTACGATTTGATTGACTCGATATGTTTTTTTATGTTTATGTCGAGTGACTTTTCGAAAATTTAATTTGTCTAGTAATAAATTCAACATTTGTACACTTAGTGGCGTATGATCCATTGATTTTAATAAATATTTATATATTTTATATATTTAATAAATATTTATTCAATTTTCCTCCCACTTTTTTGCAAACTCAAATGTCCATTATTTGATCAAAATATTTTTTAGATGTTTCATATCTTACATTACTACTTCTTCCTGCTAAATGAAAAATATATGTTTCATTTAATTTATCATTTTCATAAAAATGTTGTAAAACACCATATTGATATTGGATTGAATTCTCTTTAATTTGTAATATATTTTTATTAAACATATCAATTAATACACCTTGGTCCCACCAACCAGGGGTTGGATTGCTTTTATATAAATTTTCATCAAATGCCCACATAGTTAAAAAATCTATACTGTATTTACTGTTTTTTACAATAAAAAACCCAGTATTTATATTTTGATTACCAATATCATTACTAAAAATAAAATTAACATTTAGATTATTATTTATAATATTAACAATATTATTTGCGTCATTATAAAAAAAAGCATCAGCATCAATCCAAATTAAATAATCAAAATTTGAAATGTTTTCAAGTATGAATGGTAATCTCTCCCAAGCAGAATGCCTATTACTATATTTTTTTTTATTTGATAAAATTAATTCTAAATTATATTTTTCACAATATTTTTGATTGATGATATAATTTATATCACCATATAATTTTATATTATCATCATAAAACATCAATACACCAATTTTCATATCTACCATATATAATATATATTATAAATATTTATATTTATATTATATATTTATCGGCATTTCAAATAAAGACAATTTGTTTCATTTTATTTTTTACCATGAATATTGATAAGGATATCCATCGTAATAATCTTTGTCATCATCTTTTATCCATGCATTATCATACCAATACCCTTTAAAATAAAATTTATCATTCAAATAATATGTATGATAGTTATTGATAATAATAGCAATGAAATAGTTGAACCAATTTTCATTTCTTATGTTGAATTGATAATCATATTCAGGATCTAATAAATGATCGCTGTAAAGTGATACAGATAAGATATGATTCTTTATTTCTTCCATATTGTATTTTTTATTCTTCAAAAGTTTGATCATATCAAGATAGATTTGTTCTTCTATATTTGGAGGAAAGGAAGAATGTTGCTCCATACACCATAAATACTGATAAATATCACAATTCTTTTCAAATAAATGTTTGATATTTTGTTCATTCATTTTTGTTTTCAATATTCTTGGATATCCATCGTAGAATTTGTCACCTTCACCCCATACCCAATAGTCTCTTCGCCAATATCCGTTGTAATAATTATCATCATGTAAATAATAATTATTATAACTATTGATAATCAAATCCATAAAATAGTCAAACCAATCATGATATTTATAAAAATACTCCAACCAATCTTGAGATTCAATAAAATAATCATGATAAGACTTCAATGATAAGAGATGGTTTTTTATTTCTCTATTCGTATCCTTATTATTACTCAATATTTTAAGAATATCCGCATAGATTTTTTCTGTCTTTTTATTTGAAAATTCTAAATATCCCTTCATACACAATAAATAAGTAATAATATCGTCATCATAATCATCATCATCATGAATATATTCGTGAGAATAAGCCAAATGTTCAAACCAATCTTGAGATTCCAAATAATCATGGTAAGAGGGCAATGATAAGATATGATTTTTTATTTCTTTCATTGTATAATTTTTATTACTCAAAAGTTCAAGAATATCCACATAGATTCTTTCTGTCTTCTTATTTGGAAATTTTAAAAATGCTTTCATACACCATAAATAATGATAAATATCACGACTACTTTCAAATAAATATTTTATATTTTGTTGATTCATTTTTATTTTTAAAATTCGCATATCATCATTATAAGATAAAATATGTTGTATCACATCTATGTTTAACTTTGTGCATACATTTGTAAAATTGGTAGTCATTGTCTTGAATAATATTAAAAGTCTTATTATTATTTATTATTTCAATTTTCAAGCCACTTTTGGAAAAGTGGCGCAAAACGACCCTGGTTATAACTTGGTAAAATTTTTATTATAATTATTATTAAATTATTCTCCCCGAAGGGCCGTTTTGCGCCACTTTTCCAAAAGTGGCAGGAAAATTGAAATACTTTATTTATAAAACAAAAGTATATAAAAAAATCAAAAAGAAAATCAATATGAAAACGCATACTATCTGGGAGCCGATGAATGTCTTTGAAGAAGTAAATGAAAATCATGATATTGAGGTGGGAGATATTATCGTATATTTATCTTACAATCAAATGGGAAATGCCAAATATAAAGTAATTGCTGCGCCTTATAAAAAAAAAGATGTTCAACGAATTGGAGATTATGATGATTGGACAAATGATAATGATTTAACAAATGATAATAAAGAAGATAAAGAAGAAACAACCTAATTACTCCTTTTTACCAAAGAATTTCATCAAACTTTGATTTCCTTGTTTTACATTGTTGGTTTCGCGTAAATAAGGATCAAAGAGTAAGGTTTTGATTTCTTTGTTTCTCATCTTCTCTATTTTTTTATGAAGATCCTCGTCGTCATATTTATCTTCGTTGGAATACTTTTTGGAAACGTCTTCAATCTCCCTTTTAAACTTGGACGCTTTTCCCGCTTTCTTTTGTAACAACCAGATTTTTTCCAAAACCAGAGCAAACAATTGCTGGATGGGTTTCATAATTTGATTGGTAATATAAAATGAGTAATCGATTTTCAGTTTGTTTTCCGTTATGAATAACGGCGTCTCAATTTTATCCCCCTGTAGAATTTTCTTTGTTTTGGATAAGGCTAAGGGATGATTAATATAAACGTACGGAATACGGTCACCTGGACCGGGTTTGTTTCCCGGGTCTCTGGCAGTAATCCGGTCGGCCAGGACTTTATGGGCAATGGCCAATGGATTCTTATAATCACTCCGTAGAGATTTCGTAATAATCAATTTATCCATCGGATATTCTCCATCTGCCAATCGTTTCAAACAACCATTCAGGAAATCAATCGCTTCAGGGATATTTTGTTTTTTCATTAAAATATCAATGATCCCGCCATATACTTCTTTCACAATGGGGGCATTATCACGCCGTTTCAAGACAATCCCCATCTCTTTACGTTTCCCCTTATTGACGTCGGTTTCATAAAGCATCCCCACATATCGTTTCTTGGATAAAAGACAGAATGGCATAAATGTCTTTTCATATTCCAGGTCATGTGGTTTCTTCAAAAAGGAAGAGGCTAAATGTCCTGCTTCTTGGGCTAATTCAATGGTGATTTCCAGGGCTTTTTTTCCGCGAATCGGTTCGCCTTGAGGCGTTTGTAGATTAAATGTGAAGAATACCGAGTCCGTGTTATGAACAATTAAATTACCAATACCAGCCGCAAAATGATGATTCTCGGTAGTTAAATCATATACAAAACCTTCATATGATATTTCTTGGATTTTTTTAATGGCGTTTGGGTTTTCAATCAACATTTGTTTTGTTTTACTTTTATTGGAATTGTCAAAAAGATTGATTTCTACAAAACTTTGTTGATTTTCATCGAATTTGGTAACATCCATGGTCGCAACAAATCCAAAAATGACGGTTGCCGTAAAATAAATAATATGTAATAATTCTTGTTCTTGAGAATCAATATACACACGATAATTACTATTTCCATCTAATGTAAGATAAGAGTAATAATGAAGATCACGTGCCAAAATCTTATCACACCATTCTTTGAATATTTTTAATTTGTTTTTATAGCATTTTTTAAAATAAGGTAATTCTTTCAACCATTCACACGATTTTACAGTTGCATTACAAGGAAAGTGGAGTAACTCAGTACCATATTTTACCTCTTTAGGAGATATTTCTTCCCCCGACTTTAATAATAAGGAATGGTCATCCGTTACATCTACCAATCCAGTATGAGTTAATATTCTCATCATTTTTTTATGGGGTGCTAACGCATGACGAATGACACGATACAAACGGGTCCACCCTTGATCCGTCCACGTTTCTACATTGAAATTCCCCAATTCACACACTTCTTTTTCTTCTTTTCCCGGTTCCAAACACCGAATCCAAATCCCGTTTCCATATTTTTCTGCCAATTCTTCAATAGTTAGAATATCCATTGACCCTCCATTCAAACGAATATAAACAGGAGTATAAGAGGCGACACTATCACCATAGATATATTCCGCTTTTGTCAAGACTGGTCCATAATTCTTGGTTTCGCAAACCGAATCCCCATAACATTCTTCAATGATCTTTTTCGCATATGTCAAAAGCATACGACCAATGGCTGTAGTGGAGGCTGCCACATCCATTTCATAAAAACTACTTGTTTTTGCACCACACTGTCCATAAAGAGAATTGGCAGTTACTTTATACGCTAATTGGCGCTTATCCAAGACATTCTTCATAAATTCGTCCGTTTGTTGCGGGATTAATTTTCGTGTGGTTTTACGTGCCATTAAAAGTTCTTCTAGAATGGAAGGCATAATCGCTTTTCCTTCTGGAAATTGCGCGAAACGACAAATCTTTTTGCCGCATTTGACTTTCTCGGCAGTAGCACCTGGTTTTTTACGTACATACTGATATGTATCATACTCCACAGTGACATACTCATACCCATCCAAGTTATCATATAAATAACAGTCAACGGCATTCCCATTTTCATCGATCCCCACCATTTTTTCACCCGTTTCGCACATCAAATTTCCTGCCAAATCATATTCTTTGGTCCATACTTTACTGTCGTGAGATAAATTCTCACTAATAATGGAAGACGGATATAATGAAGCATAATCGACACAAGCAACTGGATTATCCAAATACAAATCACATTTAGGGTCTAAGACAATGGCGCCTTCATACCCATCGTCCATGCTTCCTTTATCAATGGTAGGAATCAGTGTATCTTTTTCACGGCATTTTTTGGCAATAAAACTCGTCAATTTAATTCCTTGACCGCGTAAGACCAGGAAACTCATGGGTACACTACATATCTTTGCCATTTCAATGAATCCCGTCAAGATATCGCTTTTGTTCATCAGGTAATGGACTAAGTTACAATCCTGAATACAGTATTTTGCAATGACTGCACGGTCATCGGCCGTTCCATTCGTCATTTCAAAAATATCTTTCGGAGTCACATCATCCTTCGCCAAACACCAACGCACTTTCTTACCAAAATCAGGTGTAATCGTTCCAGCCACTTGAAAAATGCCTGCCAATTTGTCTACCGAAACCACTTTAAATTTGGCACCTCCATCATAATAATCAATGGAATGCCCGATCTCTTCAAAATGCACATAACTTCCTTCTAATAATCCCATTAAATTTCCGCTATACACGGTAGAAATCTCAGAGGGGTCCCTGAGGGATTTTTCCCCCGGTTCAATCTTCTTCACGTAATCACCGATGAAATAACCGGATACGTAATCCAATTTGTAAGAGGTCAAGTTCTCTTCGCGTCTGTAAAAGTTGTAAAGGTCGATTTGCAGACGACCGTTCATCTTAATATAATGAAGATCGTGTTGGCCACTTGCAATTTGAATACTGGTTTCTTCGATTTTATATTTGACTCCATTTTCACCGGAACCTTTTTCTTTGGTACCGCAAATTTCGTCCTTGTTTCTGGATAATTTCAAGAATTCCTCGACACAATGATTTTCTTCCGCACGTCGAAACATAAACTCATAATCAAAACCAAAAATATTGTATCCAATGACAATATCTGGATTTTCACGGCGCATTAATTCACACCACGCTAACAAGACTTCTTTCTCCGTTGCATAAGATTCGAGGACACTATTTTCAATGGGGAGTTTGGAGCAGGTATTCAAGACAATACAGTGATTTAAATAGGGTTCTTGTTCACCATAACGCATAAACGTGGTACCAATGAATGTGACTTTATCGCCTTCGACCTTTGGAAAATGGGAATTCAAGGTATTGTTGAGAATCGTGATTTTTTCTTCGCGTTTTAACTCGTCATCTTCCAAAATATCGTAAAGGCTACTGGTTTGCGTATTTCGATTCGTTTTTGGTTGAACTCTTTTTCTAGGAACAAATGATTGTCCATTCTCTTCGTTATCACCCTCTTCATCGTCGTCTCCAAGATCTGCTTCGTCATTCGCATGATGAGCAGATTTAATCACTTTTTCAAAATAATTCTCAATGGATGACATCCCATTCTCGGCAACCAACTGCTGTGTTTTATTAATAGACGTTTTCAACCATTTTTCAAGAGACTTTTCAAATTCTTCTTTGGTTGGAGGTTCAATGGGATAAACCAAATCCACTTTATGTGAGACATTTTCACTGGAAAACCCAAAAGCATACGATAGTATTTTTTTTAGAATATATTCCTGTTCCTTTGTATCTTGTTCCTCCAAACTTTGGGTTTGGAAGATATCAATGATGTTGGTGGCCAACTTCTTATAGGTTTTGATTGGAATCGGAAAATCCCCGTGACTACTACTTGCCTCAATATCAAAACTACATTTCTTGAAGGGAACTGGTTTCTCAAGATCATTCAAAGGAACAATCTCTTTATACGAAACGACAAACTCATAATCACAAATGGTCTTTTTATCATTTCCTTTGATTTCTACGCATTTCTTATTCGGTAAAGCAATCCAACCAGAAGGACTGATTTCTTTTACATGAAAGGCACGTAACAAGGGGGGAATATGAGATTCATACAAAAGAACATCAGTATTCCCGAATCGTAATCCATTTTTCAATAATTTGCGTTCTACTCCATTGGTACTATAAGGTGTATACCATAGATTTTTCGCCTTGTTGAATGCATTGGTATTTTGAAATTCGATTTTTAAAAACTTGTATTTTTTTCCGGCATCAAAGCCGTATAATTGTTTACGTTTGACAATGATACAAGAATGAATGGTTTCGTCATAGAATTTTCCCATTTTTACTCTAATAAATTCAATGAACGCGTTTTTTAAACCGACGTCCCAATGTTCTGCCACTTTGACATAAAAGAAAGGTTTGAAGTCGGTGGCTAAAATGGAACATGTTTTCCCTTCTTCATTGATGGCAAACATTTGAATAAAGAATTTGGTTTTGTCTTTGTATACGCGTTTTTCTTCCATGAATTCATCTTCACTGCCACTACTGTTTGTTGGTGAATCCTCTTCTTTGGATGCTTCATTGTAAATGTTAAAATCGAAAATACGAAACGTCTTTTCCATTTTATAAATAATTTGATATCTCTTTACTATTTTATTTGAAGATTCCTTTATTTCCTTTCTAAAATTCAATTTTTTATCCACTTTTGGAAAAGTGGAGCAAATCCACTTTTAGGAAAAGTGGAGCAAAAATCCCAGTTATTCTTAGCAAATCTAGGATTATCTTTTGGTAAAAAATTAAGGTTTTTACATAATAGATTTCACCCCAGGATTTTGCGCCACTTTTCCTAAAAGTGGATTTTTAAAAAAGTAGTTCCATATTGGAATGTTCTAATAAATAACGCTTGGAACACGATTCCACTAAAAGTCCATTTGCATAAATCCCATAATTACCATAATAATCCTCATTTTCCAAAGCCAAATGATAAATGGTATAAGTACCTGGAACTTCGTAAACCGACGCTCTTTCATCGATGTAAGCATTCAAACGTGGTTTCCCATCCGTTTCGTAAATATCGCCAAAATCTTCCATGGTTTTCTCTCCTTGTTCTTGGGTTAACCAATCTACCAAGATAGAATGGCATCCGGTGATGACAAGAGACTCCAAGAGATCTGGATAATTTTCTTTTCCGCATTCATATAATTGGTCTTTCACACGTTCCTTGGATGCTTGGTGCACCATTTGACTTTTTCCAAGGATTACAACCGGTAAATAATCGTGTTTCAAAGTCTTTACCAAATCGCCTTTACGTAAATCTTCAATGGCCTTGTATCCTTGGTCGGTTAAAATTTTAGTACCTTCTTTGAAACAAGGTAATGGTGATATTAATATTTTTGATACATTATTACTACTACCATTTGCAACCCAAACATATGTTCCATCACTTGAAATACCTCTAGGGCCAGTTCCTACAGTTATGGTTTGAACAACCGTGCCAGTTGCAATACTTATTTTTGATACAGTATTGCTAGTAAAATTCGAAACCCAAACATTTGTTCCATCACTTGAAATATTCTGAGAATTCGTTCCTACAGTTATTGTTTGAACAACCGTTCCAGTTCCAATATTTATTTTTGATACACTAGCACTACCTGCATTTGCTACCCAAACATTTGTTCCATCGCTTGAAATACCAGAAGGATTCGTTCCTACAGTTATGGTTTGAACAACCGTACCACTTCCAATATTTATTTTTGATACATTATTACTAGTAGCATTCGCAACCCAAACATATGTTCCATCGCTTGAAATACTCCTAGGATTTGTTTGTACATTTATGGTTTGAACAACCGTACCAGTTCCAATATTTATTTTTGATACACTAGCACTACCAGCATTCGCTACCCAAACATTTGTTCCATCACTTGAAATACCCCTAGGATTCGTTTGTACATTTATTGTTTGAACAACCGTGCCACTTGCAATACTTATTTTTGATACAGTATTAACATTATAATTTGCTACCCAAACATTTGTTCCATCACTTGAAATACCAGTAGGATTCGTTCCTACAGGTATTGATTGAACAACCGTACCACTTAAAATATCTATTTTTGATACAGTATTACTAGTACTATTCGTAACCCAAACATTTGTTCCATCACTAGAAACACCAGTAGGATTCAGTGATACATCTATTATTTTAACCACTGATGAAGACATATATATATATATACTTTTTAAAAAAGTAGAGCAAAAATCCTGGAGTAAAAATCTTTGCCAGTTTTCCATCGTGTTTTTTTAACGGTGGTTTTGCTCCACTTTTGCTAAAAGTGGATTTTTTAAAAAAAGTGGATATATATATATGAGCGCCATTTTATTACCCTTGGTTGCGGCAGGAGGAATTTATTTAGCAATCGACGCATTTAGTAAAAAAACGAAAAAACGTCGTCATCACGACAGTAGTCGTTCCTCAACACGTTCCTATAGAACGGAATCTTCTACAAAAACAGATGAAGATTCTTACACAAAAACGGCCCCGATCAAATCAAGAAGGAAAAGGAGGAGAATCAAAGAAAGAAGCCCAAGACATTTATTTTCTCTCCGTTTAAACAGAAATAAAACTAAAAGTAAAAGTAATAAAAAAGAAGAAAAAGAAAATAGAAAACTATTTGTTTTTTATAGTTTTGGAGAGAAAAATAAAGATTGGGATTACAAAAATATGCCTTCAACTTGGAAAATGAAACGCCGTGTTCTCTCCGTCAATCGTACCAATCATTATAACAATGTCGATGTTTTTACAGGAGAGAAAAAATATCAAGATAAAATGCGTGAATATTTAGAAAAGGCATTTCGTCAATTGAAAGCGAATGGAATTATTAAAGAATACAAGATTCGAGGAATCAATACTGCTACTTAAAAATATTTTTAGACGTAATAACCTGGACGAATTAGGATCGGATTTCCATAGACATCGTATGAATATTCACCGTAAACGGGTGGATAATAATCATAAAAATCATAATCGTTATCTCCTCCATAATAATTTGATCCGCCATAATACAAACCGTATCCCGCTCCAGCATATCCGATGCCTCTTCCAATACCATGACCAAAACCTCCTCTACGAATACCCATATGTCCTCCTCCTCGACCTCTACCCCCACCGCCTCCATGACCTTCAACCAAGGGTGTAAAAGTTACTCGATTAAAAAGAACAATGGCAAAAATAAGCAGGACAAAAATTCCTATTCTAAAAAACAAACTCATTCGAAGAATTATAAAATAGATGGTTATTATTTTATAATTATACTTTTGAAAATTCATCACTCTAAAATAGTTTTCCAAGGGTACTTCCATAAATATTTTTGGCAGCATTAGAAGTTGTGTCATAAACCTTTTTGGCAGCGATGGAGGAAATATCGGTACCAATCGAACCAGAACAACTTTTAATTAATCCTAATAATTTTTTTAACGTTATCCATATGGAACTAATATCATTATAGGAAAGGTGTTCAATCATTTTCTTTAATAAATTTCTTATCTCTGTATCACGTATTAAATCTTGTCGAATTAACCAGTTTAATAAACATAGAATGGTGGTTTTAAAATTGATGATTTTATCTTCTTGTTCCGTAATACTTTTAATAATCATTTCTTTTACTTTGGGCATACGTAATCCTCGTAAGATAATTTCTAATAACATAAAAATATCAATATTTTCACTATTATTATATCGCTCAATCATAAGATAGACATTTTCCAACAATACATTGTAACGTTCATCCCAATCAACGGATTTATTCAAAAAGACTGGATTTTCAAGCGTATTTTTTACAATTTCTAGTACGGAATTCAAAAAGTTTTTGTTGTAATCCAATAAAAACCATTGAACCGTATCATTAACGAAGGAACGAAATTCTGGATTTTCTTTAAAAACCAACGGTTGTGTTTCAATGGTATCAATAAAGTGATGATGTTTTATAAGAATCGTTTTCAATTCTGATTTTTCTAAAAAGTTGATTAAAAAAAGAATGATTTCAGTATTGGATATGTAAAAATGATTTAATTTCGTATCGATTGCTTGATTAGAAGAAACAGATAAACCTCCGGTTTTTTTCTCAAGTTTCCTGGTTTTTCTATGTTTTTTTGTTTTCTTGGTTTTCCTAGAATTCCCAAGTTTCCTAGATTTCCTAGGTTTCCCACCCCCTTGTTTCTCACCCCCTTGTTTCCCACCCCCTTGTTTCCCACCCCCTTGTTTCCCACCCTTTTGTTCCGTTTTCTTTTTTCCTTGAATCCATTTGACAAAATCGGTAATAGTACGCCCTCCCTCATAATTCTCTACTTGGTTTCCTTCAATATAAAGCATCGTTGGAAATCCTAGTGGTTTTTCTTGAATCGAAGTTAATTGCTCCAATACGGTTTGATCAACGTCTGCAACCAATACATTTTCATCCTTTGGTAAAACATTCTTTAATTTTCCCCACTCTGGACGAGTCATATTACAAGGCCCACAACCTTCCATAAAAATAAGGACAAAAGCAGGTTTCCCTTTTTCAATATGAGTGTTTAGTTGATTGATTTCACTTTTATCATTGGAGGAATGAATATGTAAAAATACCATAACGCGATGTATAATTATATATAAGGAAAGAAGATATCTTTTATCGAATAAAAAATGAATAATGGAACAATTAATATAACCATTATTTTTTTATAAAGAAATATAAAGAGAGAAATGAACTTAGTAATCTATTTATTCATATTGGTATTTTTAGCAGGATTTTATTTTTATGCAACAAAAGGTGGTTCTCAAGAAGGGTTTGATTCAACACCTTCTAAAAATAAACCGAGATGTCCGAATTTATTGATTCAAAAAGGGTCTAAAATACAACTTTACAATTCAGATTTGGTTCATGTTCCAGGTGTCAATCCCATTGAATTTAATGATTTAGAAGAATATACCGAATTCTTAGACTGGCAAAAAAGCCAAGGAATTGTATGTCCCGTTTTATATTTACAAAAAATGTATGATGCTCAAGGAAATTCGGTTTTTAAAGCAAGACCTAGTATTACGGACCCTCAAGGAGGTCTACCTCCTGCTTCAGTTGTTTCTTATACCAACGCAGCAACTCAACCAAATCCGAATCAAAATATTTTAGGAATGGCACAAGTACAACAAGAGGCGAATAGCAAACCACTTCCTCCGCTTTTGGAAGAACGACCTACTCTTCTTGTAGATGCAACCAGAAATGACCCGCCTTATAATAAAAATTCTTATCCGGCTTATGATGAGTCCTCTTTTTATGTAGGTACACGCACTCCTCTTGATGAAATGGATGAAAAAACACAAAATATGTTGTATAGTCCAAATCCAATGGATCATAATTGGGGAGGTGAGGATTATACAGAAGCATTAGTGGATGCAGGATATTACAAAAATCGTGAAGTAAAAATGAATATATCTTAAAACTTTCGCTTTGCAACTAGTCACTGGTTTAATCGTCCAAAGGTGTATAAGATACCCGATTACTTATATGAGTCAAAATATTAAAAGTAGTTGTTTTTCCTTTATTTGCCAATTCATAAGCAGGAATAAATCCGTTCTTAGGATTACCTATTACTTTTACTTCATCACCTAATTTATCATCTTCTTTTGCTTCAATGACGACTTGGTCCATACTATCTAATCCTAATACTTTTCTTCTTGTTCCATTAACAATCATCTCCATTTTTTGCGAAGATGTTAAAGGTATAAAATCCGCATATCCAATAGGAACAATTGCGATTCTCATTTTTTTAGGAGAAATATATGTTCGGTCATATCCTACTGCATCACCTTTGAATATATATTTCAATTGAATTATCTTGGTTGTAATATTCATTACAGGTGTTAAATTGGAGTCTTTTTCTAAACCATAAAAAGCGGATCCAGATCTAGATAAAGTAAATTCTGACATATCATAATTTAATATCCCATTACTATTTCCAATATGTGTTAATTCTGGTGTAATATTTATATCTTTTAATTTTTTTATTAATGTTCTAAATAAATAAAGTTGTTTAATGGTTGCACGATTGTTTTTAAATTCAGAACAACATAAATGTGACATTAATCCTACTAATTTAAATTTTGGATCTGTAACAATTTCTTTTGCAGCATTCATTGCTTTTTCATAAGGAATACCATTTCGGTCAATTCCGGTATCTACAAATAAATGAATATTTGCCTTTGCATTTTTAGGTAAAGACTTGGAAATAATAGGAATATGATTCTCATCAAAAAGGCCGATATCTATATTTTTTGAAACGGCTTCTTTTACTTGTTCACTATATACGTCATACAACCAGCCTAAAATACGTCCTTTATCTCCACTGTTTCTTATATAAATAGCTTCTCCAAGAGTAGCTACACCAATATATTTCACACCTAACTTTCGACAAATTTTAGACATAGGTATGATTCCGTGTCCGTACGCATTTGCTTTTAATACAGGCATAATTTCTGTATTCGATTTTTTTTTTAAATAATCAAGGTTATTTTTAATCGCATCAACATCAATGGTTGCGAATATACTATTATATTTTGATGGAATGCCACAATTTATTTTTCGAGTTTTATTTTTTTTATTTCTATAATTTCTATAATTTCTATTCTTTTTATTTTGTTTGCTTTTATTTTGCATTTTATATTATGTAAATATTTTTAGATATAGATTTTTTTGTATTCATATTTTATCTACTATTTCGTTTCATCACATAAAAAAGAATAAATATTTTGAATACTTTTACTACTGATTTTTCTGGATTTTCCTTTATAATCTGAATAACTGATATCTTTCAAAAAATCTTTGTCTTTTTCAATTGATTGAATTAAATTCGAAATGTTTTTCCCCTTTTTCATAATAGCGCACGCTGTTACCGAACTAATACTTGGTATTTGAGAGAGAAATATCTCGCCAATGTTCTCTCGTGTGATATGTTCCTTTTTGGTTTTTTTCATTGCATTCACGTAATCTTTGTCTTTGGATTCGTTTTCTTTTGAATCTTCTTTTTCTTCTGCTGAATCTGTATTTTTATTTTCCTTTTCTTTTTCCTTTTCCTTTTCCTTTTCCTTTTCTTTTTGCTTTTCAATTGGATAAAAAGGTTTCAATCCTAATCCAATCGATTTGATCATTTTATCTGCAGTATTACAAATAAAAAGCGCCGTTTCTTCCATCGAAAGAGTTCGAATCACCGAAAACCCCTTGTAATAATTAAGAGAGAAAAGCGCTGATAAAATCATTCGCTTTTCTTCTTTGTTTTCTTTGAAAAAATTACGTTTATTCACGTCTCCTTCAATCAAATACAAAATATTATGATTATGTATTGCTAATTCGTTTAAACGATAGGACTGTTCATTGTATCTTCCATCTTTAATACTTGACACTAAATCACTGATTGATTTTCTCTCAATCAGTAAATGAGTGAGTTCTGTTTCGTTTTCTCTCTTTTCGATCAAAGAAATATCTCCTAAAGATAAATTCTTTGTTTCAATGACCAATTTTTTGAATTGTTCGACACTATCAATCAAATGCTGAATATTCTTTAATAAATCGGATTCGCGGTAATCAATTTGGATGGTGAACATTGTTTGAAGTTTATGAATAGTCTATAAATGATTTAAAATACTTGTTATTAAATCATTTTAATAATGATTATTCTAATATTATAAATAATAGAATAATATTGGACTCGTTTTTTCTTAGATTTTGGCTCTACCTTTCTTAAAGGTAGAAATTTAACCCATATTACCACCATGAACAGCGTGGTAACCGTATTTCTGTGTTTGAATCGTAAAGTTAGGAACACAAACTCGAGGAAGACTTTGAGGAGCACGTCTTAATCCTGGATTGGATTGCATAAAGAACCCTTGACGAGAAGCAATACCTGCTTTCTTTGGACCACCACAAACATTGGTACGATTGACAATTGATGCTTGATTACGAGCGGATTTACTGCCAGACATATAGACACCCATTTTTATATACTAGAGAAACATTTTATTTTTCATTATATTTAAAAATAAACCCACCCGCCGTTTTTCTATAATTGGTTAGAACGCCTCGAATATTACTTTTCCCAATGCCAAGTTCGATAGAAGCCTTTATAATCGAATCAAACGGTTTAATTTCATTTCCTTCTAAATCATATTGGATAATTTTTCTGGTAAAACTATTTCCTAAACCACATTTAAATTTATGTATCTGGTTTTCTTGATTCGTAACCCATTCTAAATTATCTAAACCATTATTTAATTTGTTACCATCGATATGATTTACTTGGTCTTTCTTTTCCGGATTGGATAAAAATGTAATGGCGACAATTCTATGTAATTTATATGTTTTATTATCAATGGTTACTCTTAAATAACCATTATTACAAGGTTTCATTTGTTTTAAAATTGTTCCATTTGCATTTTTAAATCTTCCTAAAGTGGATACAAAATATGTTTTTATTGTATTTGGTACTTGTTTCCATATTTCATTCTCTAAAGTTATATCTTTTTCTAATAGCCATTTATGGCCGTAAGAAATAATGGACAATGCATTGATTGCATTACTAATCGCATTTCTTCCATTATGTATATTCTTGGTTAATCCTAAATTCACCGCCCATAATGCAGCATCTTCCATAGAATTATATTTTTCTAACACCTGATTTGTCTGTTTATCTAATCGAAAAATAATTTTTCTATTTATATGGGAACCCGGCGGGTTCCCCTAAGACCCCTCCGGCTGCCCTCCGGGGTTGAATAGTATTGCCTAACTCGGCGCGGGCTCTACAACCATTTTTACAATGATATTTTGCGAGGCGTAATATCATTGTCCTTTTCTTTGTAGAAACTCGCGCGCCAAAAAACAACGCCCTTAACATTGAGGGGGTCGTAGGGGGGACGTATGTCCCCCTACTAAAAATTGAATTCCTTCTAAATGATTTTTTACAAACCATTTAAACAATTCTTCCTAAATTTATAGAGCAAGACAAAATGACCGATTTACAAGAAACCCTAAATAAAAATATATTAAATGATGACGATATCATTAAAAGCGAAGAGGGATTAATTTTCAATCCTTACAATCCGTCAAATGTAGAGATTACATTGAACGATGTTCAATCTATTCTTACGAAATATGGTATTCCACCAGTTATTTATAATATGAAATTATATCGTCGTGCTTTTGTACATCGTTCTTATACCAAACGTCCTTACTTTGAAAATGTACAACAAAATATTACGGTGGCAGAGAGACCAGAAGATTGTATGCCTCTGAGTAGCAAATCCAATGAACGTCTTGAGTTTTTAGGCGATGGAGTTTTGGAATTAGTGACCAAATATTATTTGTATCGGCGTTTTCCAAAAGAAAATGAAGGATTTATGACGGAGAAAAAAATAGCGATTGTTAAGAATGAGGCCATTGGTAAGATTGCGTATGAAATGGGATTGAATAAATGGTTGATTCTATCTAAACATGCTGAAGAAAAAAAGAATCGTACCAATTTGAAGAAATTGGGGTGTCTATTTGAAGCCTTTATTGGGGCACTCTTCTTAGATATGAATAAAATCAATGTCAAAGACGAAGAAAAATGGTTTGAGAATATTTTTGTCACGGGACCCGGAATGCAAATGGCACAGAAATTTATTGAGAATGTCTTTGAAGCACATATTAATTGGATTGAACTGATTCAAAATGATGATAATTATAAAAATATATTACAAGTGAAAATCCAGAAGGAATTTAAGGTAACACCGCATTACTTGGAAATTGAAAATGATCCAGAATTGGGTTTCAAAATGGGAGTTTATCTTTGTCTAAATCAACCGATTCATAATAAGAGACCAGAACAGGCGTTACTTATTTCACAATTTAAAAATTTTCAGGACATTCAAGAATATCTTTCGAGAAATGAAAACAAAATCTTTTTGTTTTTAGGCGAGGGACAACATAAAATCAAACGTAAGGCAGAGCAAATGGCTTGTCATATGGCGATTGAATTCATTCAAAGGGAACCTACGGTTCCCCTTTAATTCCTCCCTTTGCCCTTCGTGGATGGATATAATTGCATAACTCGGCGCGGGTTCTACAACTATATTTACAATCATATTTCGCGAAGCATAATATTATTGTCCACTACTTTGTAGATACTCGCGCGCCAAAAATGCATTATGAGGAGGGGTCAAAGGGGAACCTTAGGTTCCCTTTACTACAAAAAAAATACAATATTTTTGTGCTTCGCAATATTTTTTTGTAAAGATTGTTGTAGAGCCCGCGCCTAGTCATTTAAGATTTAACAAAGTAAAAATGCAATCTGGGGGTCGTAGGGGGGACTTACGTCCCCCTACTAAAAAATTGAAATGCTTTTTATCTTTTTTATGAATTGCATATTTATAAAAAAGAGTTTGAAAATTTAAAATTGTGATAGTTTAGTTTAGTTAAAAGAAACAAGAAAATGACAACAACCATGAAAGAATGCCCAAAAGAATGTCCGATTTGTATGGATGATATTTGTTTGAATGTGAATTGCGTTACGACGGAATGTGGTCATCAATTTCATACAAGTTGTCTCATGCAAAATGTGGCACATAATGGATTTGGTTGTCCTTATTGTCGTAATACATTGGCGGAATATGTAAAGGATGAAGAAGATTCCGATTATGAATCTGATTTTGATGAGGATGATGAAGAAGAAGAGGAGGAAGACGAAGAAGAGGAGGAGGAAGAAGAACCAGTTGGAGACAATGAAATGGCGCTTCATGGAATGCGCCAATTATTTCGTAGAGTGAATAATGATATTGAAGACGCTGCGGAAAGAGAACGAGAAGCAAGAGTAGTTAGTGCAGAAGAAATGACTTGGACCTTGGTGGATGCAGGATATAATATGACGGATGTTGTAAAAGCATTTATGATCAGTGGTGGTTATCACTTAATTTATCCGGATGATACCACCGAAGAAGATGAATTTGTAGAAAAAGTAGAGAATCATATGGAAAAAGTATTGCATTATGAAATTCCGATTGTTCCTAGACAATTTGCTGTTTTTCCTGAAGTCGAAGAGAAACAAGAATCGATTAATTTTCATCGTCTACCACTATCACGTTTATCACGTTATCAATTTGACTTTGAAATCACATCTTTTACAAATCTTATCGAAGAAGAATTAGATGATATCGCTGAACCAAAAACAAACAAAAACAAAACGTTATATGATAATGATGAATACTTATAAAATACAAAAAAGATATAAAAAAATATAAATAAAAAAGGGAAAGGGTTTTACCCAACCTTTTTTATTTATCTTTTTTTTATTTTTTTCAAGTACAAATATAAATATAACAAAATACAACTACAAATATAACTACAAATATAAATACAACAATACTACTTTTAATGAGTTTTATTTTTTTCTAGTTTACTAATACGTGATTCGAGAGAACGAACATATTTTTCCAAGGTAATGAAATCTTTTTTAGTATGATGGGTATTGAATAAATCCATTCTCTCCTTCATCTCATCACATATTTTTTTGATTTTAACCATCAATTCAATAAAGCAATATGAAATGGAATAAATGATTAATAATAACACACTGGTAGTTAGAATCATAAATAACTCGGATTGCATTTTTAAAAACTTGGGAACTTTTGATAACTTTTAATAATTTATAAATTGATCAAAAAAGATGAAAAACATTTCAATTTTTTAGTAGGGGGACTCCCTTACCTACGGGAGGGTATCCCCCCTTACCTACGGAAGACCCCCACCTTGCTTTTTACTTAATAAACTTGATACTGGCTTTCAATAACAATGTCCTAACTTATACACGTCATTTCAAATTCGCCATTTTTATACCATGTTTCAGGACATCTAAAAGTGTGAATTTTATTACTAATTGTAATATTTTTATTCAAGTCCTTATTTTCTAAATATTTATAGGAATCAATACCGGAAGAATCGATTGAACAATTATCATTACCTTCTAAACAACCTTCAGGAATCATAAATAAGAAATAATCAAAATCTATAATTTCCTTGTCACTAATATTTTCTAATAATTTTGGATTCGTATTACAAGTATTTATAAATGGTTTAAAAGTAAGATGTGATACGCCATCCTTATCTTTATACTTTTCATCTTGTTGAACCAGTTTTTCCAATATATAAGAACCAATCGTTTTAAAATGATTAGCGGAAAAGTTTGTCCTATTCTCTTTGTTAAAAGTATTTAATAATTGGTTTATCATTTCACCATCGAATTCTTTATAAGATGTATCAAACATTAAAACATCGTTATTTATAAGTTTATTAAAATTTATATTATTTGGTATTATTTGTCCATATGATAAGGTAGTCTTAAAAGTTGAAACATCATCCGCCATTTTATGATCTAGATATATTGAAACATATGGCACGTAATTTACTGCTGAAAATGTAGAAAATAACAATGTCATAGTTAAATATCTTTCTATACCGAGTTTATAAATGAGTGCCTGATATAAACGTTCATTAAGATATAATAATTTAAATGGCGATGGAATAAAATTCTCATAAAATCTATTCTTAAACTTGGATGATGGAACAATCGATAGTTTTTGTTTAGAAATATCATTAAGTGCTGCTAATAATAGATAAATGTTAGGTGGAGATTTTTTTTTCATTACGACCATATCATAATAAATTTGATTTAATTGATCGGATAATTGAGAACCGGTATACGATACATCATCAATCATAATGATAGGATTATTGCCAATTTCCTCAAATAATTCAGGAGTTAAAACTTCAATAAATTTATATGGTTCTTTGTATTGCTTTACTTTGATATATTTTAGGGCTAATACAGACAAAAAATAAGAGGATTTCTTTATATTTCCAGTAACTAAATATATTTTATCTGAATTATTGATATCTTGAAATTCTAAGTATAATTTATCGATAAGTTTTCTAATAATATTAGATATTTCATCTAAAGTAATGTATATTGTATTATTAACTAAATCTTCCGCGGCTTGTCTTCTTATAGGAGATATTTGAGATGAAATAAATTCATTTGCGATTTTTGTATCGATCGAATGTTTTCCTGAAAATGTTCGGATAGCATCTTCTATTTTTTTTAAATTTTCATCAAAACAATTTAAAAATTTGTCATCATAACTTCCACCCTTTTTATTTGTTTTATAATGGTTATTTATTTTCTTTGTCTTTGTTTTTGTTTTTATCTTTTTTGTCTTCGTCTTCTTTGTCTTCGTCTTCTTTGTCTTTGTCTTCTTTGTCTTCTTTGTCTTCTTTGTCTTCTTTGTCTTTCTCTTATTTGTCTTCTTTGTTTTTATATATATTTTTTTTTGTGAATACTTCATTTAAATATAACTATAAAAATATAAAAACAAATTAAAATTTTCTTTTGGTATATTTCTTCTTCTTGATATTCTTTTTACGACGTGTAGAACCCTTACGTTTTTTATTCGAAATGGTCTTGTATTTTTTTACGATACGTCTTCTTTTTTTTGTCATTTTTCTCTCCTTATTCAAATTGTTACCACCAACGGTATTTTTTTTAAAAAAATTATATAATTTACTCATCGAGTTATCTACTTTTTCGATTACCTTGACAAACATCGTTTTGATTGTAGTTGATACATAAACTGGATCATTATTTTGTTTTTTAGTATCCAATTTATGAATGGTTTGTTGCTCTAATTTTATTTTATCTCTTTCTGCTTTTTCAATCTTTTTATATAATCTATTTATTTTTCTTTCAGTCTCTTTCTTTTTCTTTTCTTCATTTTTCGAAAACAGATTTGTTACTCTATTTAAAAGAAGGATCTTCTTGACACCTTTCTTGAATCTTTTATTTTTATCCTTTCTTTCTTTCTTGATTTCGGCTTTTGTTTTTTTTTGATTCGGTTTTTTCTTTTTAACGGAATCGATCTTGGTTTCAAGTGATTTTGTTAGATCTTTAATTTCCTTTTGTGATTTTTTAATGATTAAATCATACTCTGCAAGTTTATCAAATTTTTTTTCACTGACGTCGCTTAATACATTTATAGGTTTATGAAATATTTCTCGAGCAGATCTTCGAAACTCCGGAGGAGGCTTCATATTCTTCATCGAATACACCATTTTTTCTTTGAATTGAGTTAATAATTCATTGTATTTGTTTTGAGCACTTTCCATACCGTCTATATAACGCTTATTCATATATTTTTCAATGAATGGTTGTAGTAACGTAAAAATACTAGTATGTTGTCCTTCAATATATTGAAATTTTTCGATTGCAGTTTGAATGGCCGTATTTTTTTTGGTTAAATCCCATTCTTTGGTTACAAATTCGATGATGGAAATCGCTTTTGCAAATTCAACCGAATTAAAGGTTTCTATTTTTTGTATTAATAATCCAAAATCAAACAAAGAAAATGGTTCATCATTTCGAATTGTTTCTTCCCCTGTGGTAGAACCTGTATTGGAAGAAACCAACGACCCATCTGTCGAATCCTCCTTCGTGGTTTCTTTTTGTAATTCGGTATCACAGTAACGTATGACGTCGAATACGTTTTTAATAAATTTATTTATTTTTTCCAAGATAAGTAAGATTTTTTTTTCTTTTTCTGTACTTGGTTCAACCATATATGTGATTGTAGTTTCACAATATTTTTCCAACATTGTATTTAAAAAATGATAGCCATTTGTTGATTCAGTAACTTTCTCTTTTTTATCTTTTTTATTATCGACATTAGGATTCTCTTTTTTATCTTTTTCATTATCGACATTAGGATTCTCAAAATACAAAAAAGTACTATCACTATTATTACTATCTACATTTTCATAACTATTATTATCATTATTATCATTTGTACTATTTGTACTCAATATACCACTTTCTAAAATGGTTTCTAAGGAATTCAAGAATAAGATTCTTTTTGAATTCAACAATTTGAGTTGTTCAGAAGGTACTGGAATCAATTCCTTTATACCTAACTCAAATTTTTCACTCCATAAAATAGATTCTTCTTTTTCCTCTTCCTCTTCCTCTTCCTCTTCCTCCTCTTCTTCCTCTTCCTCTTCCTCTTCTTGAGAAGAAGAAGAAGAAGAAGAAAGCAGTGAAATGGCAACAAAATAATTGGTCATTTTGGTATAAGTATCCAAAATCGTATCAATGTATTTTTCTTCGTTGGCTAAAGATAAGTTTGTCGTAATGGTATCGGCACGTTCCGATATGTAATTACTAGTAAAAAACGCGGGATTATTTTGCAAAAAACTGGTGTGAGGACGAATCCCTGTTCCTGCTAACAATATATTCGAATCATATAATAAAGATTCTGCACCTACATTTTTATCTGTACTGCTGATACTAACGGTTACATTTTCTTTATTAAAATATGGAATCATACGTTTTACATAATTGACTTGCAAAGAATCGCCTAATGATTTTAAAATAACAATCAAAACTAGTAAAAGGTTGTTGGGTTTATCACCTGGAATTTCGTTATAATAAAATTTTGCAATTTTAATTAAACGATTCCAACTTAAATTAGTTCCACCTGTATAAGGATATCTTCCAGAAGATAATGCTTCTATCAAATCTTTTACATTTTCAATATTATTATCCCCAACCACAATTTCTAAGAATTCTTGATATTTTTCAAAGGTAATTTTAATACCTACATAATGATATTGTTTAATTTTATCATTTAAGACATCCGGCATTTCGGTTAAATTATTTTCGTTTTCTTCAACAAAATTAGATAAGTCAATCATTAATTGTGTATATTCTTCCGAATCTTTACCTTCTAGTTGATTTATTAATGCTTCCTCTATATTTTGTCCTCCTATCTTACTAACCATAAATTGGACGTCATTAATTTTAAGTTCACTTCCAAAATATTCAAAAAACGATTGTAAACCGCCGATTAATTCCCGTTTGGCGATGTCACCAATCCTTCGACAATTAATATCTTGTTGGATTTGAAATTTTAATAATCGATTCCTATCTAAACTTCCTGGTAATAAATCAATCTTTGAATCGTAATTTATACTCCAAAATTTTCGCATCGGAGTAGACGCCGTGTTTTTTGGGTCACACATTCCCGGACCATAATATAATCGTATGATGGAATTTAAAAAAACTTGGATGGAATCTTGCGATATATTTCTACTATGGACGCCGTTTTCCGTATCCATCACCATAGGCGCCAACATTTTAAAAGGCGCCCCATTATCTTCAAATCCGAGTTGTATATCTTTCAAATCAAACACGATTTCTACGGGTTGATTATCCATCGTCAACATAAAATACTTTTTTATTTCTCCTTCTTTATTTGGAATCGTAATAAAATAACCGTCCTCATTGATTTGTTGTTTTTCTTTTGCATCTCCTTTAAAAGAATCTTCATTACAATATTTTACAATGGTAAGTTTATTCAAATTTCCACATTCTTTATCAATGTATTGTAAAATCGATTTATAATAATTCCATTCTTTCTCTCCTAATGGAGAAGACGCCGATAAATTTTCAAATAATTGTTTTAACCTATTTTCTGGAACTGAACGATGCATCTCAGTTAGAATTTTTTCATAAGCAATCTGTAAGTTTTTTTTTACATCAGGACTAAAACCATTCTCTCCTTTGAAATCGTGGTCACGTTCTTCTTCCGTTTTAAATCTGGATAAATCGAGAAAATTTTGATAAAATGGGTTTTCCACGTTTTTATCCGTAATCCCTAGGTTCTCCTTGTATATCATATTTCCATTACATTCTTCATTATATTCTTGATTGGATCCGCCTCCATTAACTCTTTGCATTTTCATAGCATGACCTTTATTTTTAATCATATTAAATCGATCATTTTCATTAAAGTTAAAGTTTGTTACATCTACTTGATTATTTACAAGAAAAGGTTCCATGAGTATATTGGTCATTGTATTCATATTTATGGAATTGGTTAAAAAAGATAAATAATCGAAATTACTCTCGGTAGAAAACATGATAAATTGATCTAATTCATTTTCTAAATGAATTAATAAATGAATAAATTCTTTTTTTTCATCTATTTCTTCACTTTCATCTCTTTCATCTATTTCTTCTCTTTGTCTTTTATTCATTCTATTTTACCTATATTTTACTTATATTTTATTATTTAGAATAAAAGGAGTAAAAAAATAAAACTTTTATATCTATTGAAAATATAGAAACAAAAGAATGAATCATCTCTTGGAACAATTAAAATTAAAACCGAAAATAGAACCATTCCAAAAAGTACAAATAATGATTCCTGGTAAAAGAAACAATGAATCTAGAACCCTCATTGTCGATGAACGGGATAAAGGGTATGATCGAGAGGCATTCATGAAAAAAAGGATGGAGAGAGACATAAACAAAGTATCGGTACAAAAAAACATTCTTCCACAAGGTGAACTGGAACCAAGAGAAGAGCAACAAGTGGAACAAAGACAACCAATCCAAAGGAAAAAAAGACTGGTTTTAATGGGGGAAGAAGAAAAAGAGAAACAAGAAGAGATAAAGATACAGGAAGAAGAACCCATCCAAATCATCGCCGAAACCAATCAAAGAAAAACCCAGCGTATCGAAAAGGGTACCGCTGTTTTAGGTCCCGAAATTCTTGTTGAAATCGGTAATACGAAAATCGAAGACCGTCTCGCCAAAAAATCGCCTCCCGTCATCATCAAAGTTTCCAGTTATTATATGAACAATCGCGAATTTTTCATCAACTTCATCAATTCTCTCTTTGAACCTTATCGACGAGAAGTCTTGGATACTACCAAAAATATTTCATGTGATAACATTGGTCAAGATGCTGAAGATACGATGAATCAACTTTTAATCCATCAAAAAGTTGTACGTGATTATATTAATTTATATACCCCTTATCGCGGCCTTCTTTTATATCACGGTCTTGGAAGTGGAAAAACCGCAAGTAGTATTGCCATTGCCGAAGGAATGAAAGAGAGAAAACGTGTCATTGTAATGACACCTGCCTCTTTACGCCGTAACTATATGGAAGAAATTAAAAAATTCGGGGATCAAATCTATAAGAAAAATCAGTTCTGGGAATGGATTTCTCTCGAAGCCTATCCTGAAGCCTTGAAAACCTTGACTACCGTATTGAATTTATCGGCGGATTACATTCGAAGACAAAAAGGTGCCTGGTTTGTCAATGTAAAAAACCCGGCCAACTACAATGATTTAACCAGTGAACAAAAGAAATCGTTGGAAGACCAATTGGATGAAATGATACGTGCAAAATATACCTTTATTAATTACAACGGTTTACGATTGAAACGTTTGGAAGAACTTACACAAGGATTTACTCATAATTTATTCGATAATTGTGTGGTTATTATTGATGAAGCCCATAATTTAATCAGCAGAATCGTGAATAAATTGAAAAAGGAAAAACCGATCGCCGAAGATCATCGCGGAGAGAAAGAACGCGCACCCAAAAATCTGGCTGTGAAATTATATGAATATTTAATGTCCGCCAAAGATGCGCGTATTATTCTTCTCTCGGGAACCCCCATTATCAATTATCCGAATGAATTTGGCATTCTCTTTAATATCTTGAGGGGATACATCAAAACGTGGGAAATACCTGTTCAAATCAAAACAACGAGAAAAATCGATCGGGATGCTTTACGTGATATGCTTGTAGCAGAGAAATCCATGGATTATATTGATTATTCGCCTTCTTCGAAAATTCTTACCATTACACGAAATCCTTTTGGATTCAAAGATAAATATTCCAAAGATGGAAATGATTATCAAGGGGTTTACAATAATGTAAAAGACGAAAATGGTCTCGTCCGTTTTCATATGGAAACTGATTTTTTAAATGATGACGAATTTGAACGCCGGGTTAGTGGTATCTTGAAAAGAAATGAAATCGAAGTTTTAAAAACGGGTATTAAAATTCGTAATCGAAAAGCGCTTCCTGATGATTTTGATGCATTTAAAGCGCGTTATATTAATAGTCAAACCAATGAATTGATCAATGCAGATGCATTAAAACGTCGTATTTTAGGATTATCTTCTTATTTTAAGAGCGCTCAAGAGGGGTTGTTGCCGAGATTCGATAAGGTTTTAGGAAAGGATTATCACGTGGTAAAAATCCCCATGAGTGATTTCCAATTTAAAATCTACGAAGATGCGAGGAGAGAAGAGAGAAAAATGGAAAAACCTACTCCAAAATCGAATCAAAAAGATGACCTTTACGAAGACAAGGCTTCTACCTATCGTATTTTCTCTCGTTTGTTTTGTAATTTTGTCATTAAGAACCGTCCTTTACCGAATGATGAAAATATTGCCGAAGTAGAAGCCGAAGATGAAAGAGAACAAATGGAGAAAACTTTGGAAGAAATCCAGGAATTAAAACAACAAGAAAAAGAAATAAAAAAAGCGGAAAAAGAAGATAAACTAGCCGAAAAACAACGCAAACAAGAAGAAAAGGAGAAAAAGGAAAGAGAGAAGCAATTAGAGAAAGATCGAAAACAACGAGAGAAGGAAGAAAAACAACAAGAAAAAGAGAGAAAACAAAAAGAAAAGGAAGAGAAAAAGGCGGAGAAAGAGAGAAAACAAAAAGAAAAAAGTGAAAAGAAGGTCGGAGGTGCTTTACAAGTCGAACAACAAGACGAAGTCGATGATGATAAAGAAAAGGAAGAAGAAGAAAAGGAAGAAGAAGAAAAGGAAGAAGAAGAAAAGGAAGAAGAAGAAAAGGAAGAAGAAGAAAAGGAAGAAGAAGGAAAGGAAGAAGAAGGAAAGGAAGAAGAAGGACAAGAAAAAAAAAGGAGTGTATTTTTTAATTTAGACAAAATACTCAAAACCGCCACCAAAATACAATCTCAAGAAGACGATCTAGATAATGAGAATGAAGGGGAGACTGAAGGCGATGTAATTTTGAATGAACTTGGTGGAAAAGACTACGAAGAGAGACAACGATCCTTTTTAAAATATATCAAAGAACATGCCAATGAATACTTGACCCCCGAAGCACTTCAACGACATAGTCCAAAATATCTTACCATCTTGGAAAATCTTTCCGACCCAGAATATGAAGGGCTTCATCTCGTCTATAGTCAATTTCGTACTTTGGAAGGCCTCGGTATTTTTAGTTTGGTTCTTGAACAAAACGGTTTTGCAGAATTCAAGTTGAAAAAAAATACATCCGGTATTTGGGATATTGATATCAAATTCGAAGATCTGGGAAAACCAACTTTTGCCCTTTATACTGGAACGGAGACCGCAGAAGAAAAAGAAATTATTCGTAATATTTATAATGGAGACTGGGATTACGTCCCGACTAATATTACAAAAAAGTTGCGTAATATTGCAAATAATAACAATGTTGGGGAAATCATCAAAGTATTCATGATTACTTCTTCCGGTTCCGAGGGTATTAATTTAAAAAATACGCGTTACGTCCATATTATGGAACCTTATTGGCACCCCGTAAGATCGGAACAAGTCATTGGACGTGCAAGACGTATTTGTAGTCATAAAAATCTTCCTGATAAATTACAAACGGTAGAAGTATTTGTTTATTTAATGACTTTTACTGCTACCCAATTAAAAAGCGACGAAGCCATTGAATTGAAACGTAAAGATACAAGTAAAATATCGAATGTTCCGCTCACCAGTGACGAATATTTATATGAAATTTCGGAAATTAAAGCGAAATTAAACGCACAATTAATCAATTCCATTAAAGAATCCGCCTTTGATTGTTATTTATATTCGAATATTCCTGGATCCAAAGGAACCGGTGTTCAATGTGTGAATTTCGGCGATCCAAGCAAAGAAAAATTCTCATATATCCCTAATTTTGAAGACCAACAGAATGACATTACCTTGAGAACGAATAAAAGAAGAATCGAATGGGAAGGTTTCCCCATTCGAATCGGAGATAAAGATTATGTTTATCGACGTATGAATAAAAACTTGATGAATATCTATGATTTGGCGAGTTACGAAGAAGCATTGAGAGTCGAAGGCGTTCAACCTGTACAAGTCGGGACCTTAGAAACCAATGAGAAGGGTCAGAAAGTTTTCAAGAGTCTGGTGCTATAAATAAAACCATTCTGTTATGAAAATAAATTTTCAATATTTTCAATCAGTCCAACTGTCTTTTGAATCTTCTTCATATCAATGTCTTTTTTATATCGATTTGGATTTTTTAAAATATCTTCAATGAGTTGTATATCCTTTTCTACGCTTCCTGATAAAAAAATTACTTGATTTTTGAAATAAGTTTCGATGTTATGACAACCAAGGTAAATAGGTGTTGTATTACAAAGTAAAGGTTCAATTATTTTTTCTGAAAAATAATGATTGGATTGATAATTTTCAATCGCAATATGAAAATCATATTCTTCATAAGGTTCTAAACTATCCTGTTTAAATTCTCCTTTTATTCGTTCATCCTTTTTATTTTTATAATAAATATGTCCTCTTCCGTAAATATCAATGGGGAGATTGGATGATAAAATAACTTCCACTAACTTATGACGATATTCGTGACCAGGAGCATATCTTTTTTGACTAATTATAATAGACATTCTTTTTTTCTTTATACCTATTTCAAGTGACTGGTAACTACTACCTATATACGGTGAATACCACATAAAACTTTGTCCTTCCATAAAAGGATGAGGTAAATCAAGTTTATCACCAATAAAATATTTAGATATATTTTTTTGGGCGTATTCAATAAAAGAAGGAGATAAATGTAAAAAAGGGATTGGTTCAAAAGCCATTCCAATGACATTTTTTTTCGGTATTCCTTCTTTTAACATAGGCATTGCCGTATTCAAAATAATAACGTGCGTATAATTATCTTCATCGGTAATAAATATTTCCTTATCGATACCATAATTTAAGAGTTTACTTATTTGGTATAATTTATTTTCATATGTAAATTTACAATGTTTACTATCGCAAAAAGAAGAAAAAAATTTAATAATGATTGTCATAACCCACTCGTATCTATTAAATATATCTATCTTGATTAAATATATTTAATACAAAATGAAACTAAATAATCTTATAAAAATAATTGTACACAATTATCAATGACAAAAACGTCCTTTTCATCCACACTATAGTAATGAAGAACACAATGGTAGTAATTATCTAAAAAATCTTCGTATGTATTACTTATTTTTTCTTTGGCAAAATCCGTTAAAAGAAGAATATTTTTTTTAATGGTTTTATAATCACTTCGAACAAGTCTTTTCAAGATCGAATTACGTATTTTCATTTTTATTAGATTTATATAAGACTTTGGTTTTGGTAAACTTGTTCCATCCGATGCTTTAATAACAAATATTTGATTCATAAAACAAAAGAATCCTAAAATAGAAAGAAGGTTCATTAATATGAATTAGAAGATTATTTTTATTTTGTTTTGTTTTATTTTATTTCTCAACTTTCAATTTTTATTTTATCTAGTGTAATCATATTTTTTATCTCTTCCACGGTTAAACGTATATCGTCTATTTTTTGATAAAGTGTTTGCACTTCCTCTTCTAATTGTTGAATTCTTACATCTTTCAATAAATAATTTGTTTCCTTAGCATTTTCTCTTGTAAATGAAGGTATCATTTTTAATTTTGAGAAAATATCATCGGTAGGTGTCTTTTTATTTGTCTCTATATCTGGAATATAATAAGATTCTTCTAGATTTTCACTCCATTGAATATGTTTGCTTTCTAATCCATATAATTGTATCGGTTGAATAATATTTTCTTTGACTAATGGTTCTTCGATTTTAATATATTTTATTTTGTTTTCCATCGAATTCGATATTCCTTTCTCTTTTTTCACAGATGTTTCTTGGGGATTCAACCAATCACTTGCGTTTTTTACATTATGATTGGTCGAAAGCAAATCAAAATTTCTCTCCTTCACTGTTTGTTGAATACGTCGTTCCAATTCACTGATAGGCGGTTTTTCTTCTTCTAATTTATCGCCGAATTGAGGTACGGGTGGGGTAGGTAAGGTAACCGCTTGTTTAAATTCCTCTTGTTTTTTATTGAAATCACGTTCAAAAACGGATTTTCTCTCTTCTTGGATTTCTTCATAGGTAATCAAGTCTTTTTTTTGTGAATTTATCGGATTTTTTGGTTTATTCGTATTTTTACTATTTAGATCCACTTGAAGAATTATGTCCATCATAAAAGAAATATATTTTTTATTGAAGGTTACCAAGGTCTGTTGTGTTATCTTTCTCTCGTTTTCGTAAAAAGGAACTAGATTTTTTTGAAAAATTTCTAGAATGTATTCAATGAATTCTTTGGGTTTGGAACGTAGAATATCCGCATCCATTAAGACCTCCCATAATAATCGTACATTGTTTTCTTTTAAAAAATCAGTCATTCTTTATCGATCTTAGATAATAAATATAATAAATATAAGAATATGTTTATATTTATTATTTTATATAAAATAAAAAGTTTTACAACCCATCATTAAAAAATACTTTTCGATATTTTTCAATCGCTTTGTCTGATATACGATGTGTTTTTAAATATTGAGCAGTTACTTTGTCTACCAACATATGAACAACAAAAAAGAGAGAATAAACACCGCATTCTGTATTCCCATATTGATGTTCAATCGGATAATTTTCGTCGAATTTAAAATGGATCGGTTTTTTTAATTCTCTCCCTTGTTGAATGATACGGTCAACTAACTTAATAATTTCTTTTGGTGCTTTATCTCCGCCACTATCAAAAAAGAAAATTTGCCCCTTTTTTATATTGACAAATAAACTAATCCAATGACTCCCTGGTTTATAATGCGGGTCGGTATTGAAAACCATGCCAATTTTGAATTTTCCTTTATCTATTTCTTTTTGTAGATTGAAATGACATAATTCTTCCCAAACACAATCCCCGTACATTTTTTTTACGTCAAAATCAATAGGAGATGGACCGATAAAATCAAAACATTTGTATGCTTTTTCGTATTGTTTCATTACTTTATGAATATCTACACTTGACAACCATTCATTCGGATTTTTCTTCCATTCTTTTGGAGCGGTTGGTGCAAACGAATCTGCAATTTCTTTTTTTAAACCGCTTTCTTGAATAAAATTTTGTTTTAACCAACACGATTCTTTGTTACATGTATCTTTCATAAACAGGGCAAGTTGATTGTGAATTTCTAAAGGAGAATTCGTTTTGATTAGATGGTCTGGATGACGCGCATTCCATAAATTACGCATTTTATGTAAATCTTTGTTTTTGTAACAAGTAAAATCATTCAATTCTTTTTTATCTTTGGGACTACAATTCACTTTTTCGAGGGGAATGATTCCGATTTTTCTTTTTCTTTTTCTTGTTTTTCTTTCTTGTAACCCTCTTTTTTCTCTCCTTCGAATGGTTTTGGTTTTCATGAATGAAGTCTTCCTAATTATTCGTGATATTATTCTTTTTACCAACTCCTTTATTCTTTAATTCTGGATCTTTTAAATTGATTTTTTTCTTTTTCGGTAAAATCGGTTCTTCTTTTTTAATCACGGTGCGTTTGACCAATCCGTCCAAGGTATAATTTTTCATATTAATTTGACGCATCATTTGTTTATTGGCTTGTTCCATTGTTCCATGATATTCTAAATCATCGTTGAATTCAGGAAATAAATCTTCTTCTCCTTCTCCTTCTTCTAAATCTTTATAATCTTCCTGAATAATATCGTTTCGGTCAATGGTTTGAAAATAGTCAATACTCGTATTGATATATTTATAAAAGGAACGATAAATATCTGGATGGTAAACTGGGTTTTCTTGACTTTCCTCTTCATTTAATAAATCTTTGGTCAATTGAATCAACCTTTTTCGATAGAATTTTTTATTTTTGAAAGGAGTAGGTTTTGAAATGGAATGATTCATTTTATTCAACGAACCGCTTAATAAATATTCAATCGTAATATCTTGTACGATTTGATTTGATTTGTTTATAATATCGTTGTCTTCTTCCAAATTTTTATTTGTTTCTTCTATTTTTTCGAATTCTAACTTTTTCTCTTTTCTCTCTTTTCTCTCTTTTGTCTCTTTTTTTTCTTTTTTCTTAGTATTGGATTTGACGTTATCTTTAACATTAATATTATCAATAATATCAAGATTCGACATTTATATATTTGATATTTTATAAATATATACACACTTTTACATTTACAATGGTACGCTTTTATGCTCCCCATTGTAAATGTAAAAAGGCAACTGTTACCGATAAATGACTTGAATGGAGACGCCTCTAAAGAGGCATGTCACATTTTATACCTTTGAAGAATTCACCAATTAGGCAGATGGATCGGTCATATTACGAACTTGTACTCTTGTAGAATTGTGAAAGGTTGCGTAACCAATTTCCTTTGGATTCGGATTTGGATTGAAAGAACAGAATTTCTCTTGTTGAAATAATAATGAATCTGGATAAGGCACCGGTTTGGGGTGAAAAGCAACGTGGTATAAATCACTATTACTATCAGGTACATAAACGGATTGACTACATTTTTGTAAAGCAAATACTTGATTTCTTAATACACTTTCGGTATTTACATTGGAAGCAAAACCAGCCCAAGGAGATTGGGTATTTCCAGGATTAAATACTTCATGAACATTATAGGTAGGGGTTTGAATAAGACGAGTATTTACTTCTTTACGAGGGTCAACAATTGGTAAATAAGAATATTTTGTCATTACGGGACGGACATCAATGTATGGTTGTAACATTTGAGAAGGAATATTACGATTATAAATTCGTTCATTGGTTTGTTTATGGATTTCAGAAGGGCATTCTACTTTTTCTTGTGCGTTTAAAACATTGATATTTACATTTGGATTGACATTCATTACTTGTGTATTTTTTAAATCGGACATTATCTATTTTATATAAATATATAATTTATATAATATGTACAATTTACTAAAGTTTTTTAGATTTTTTTGAAGATATAATATTGACCTATTATATATTCTTAGTAACTCTTTTTCAAATCATCCAATCAATGTATAATTACTTACTTGGAACTACTTTTTTGAAATCAATGAACCCCTATTTTAGAAAACACGTATTGAATACATTGAATCCACGTGAATATTTCTATTTAAGTACTTTTTTCGTTTTTATCTTGATGATTATTGTTTTTTTGTTTTTCGAAACGAAACAATCGACCAAAGAAATGATTTCTAATTATCAAAAACTAAAACATTCACATTTTGCGTGTATTTTTATTATTTCTTTTTTATTGGTAGTATCTTCTCTCCTTCTTTATGAATTAGATAAGAATCATAATACACCGCTTATTAATAATATACTTTTGAAAACCGGCTCAATCATCGTTCTCATTGTAGTAGGTGTATTTATGTTTGGTGAAAAATATACTTGGAAACAGATGTTCGGAATTATTCTTACTTGCATAGGTATTTATTTGGTCATGCAAAAATAACTGAAAAAAAGGCACCAACTATTTACTGCGTTTTTTACACCTTCGCATATTTGATGTGCAAAGTGTAATACAACGGCATAACTTATTGGATAATATCTTCAAATTTATAAATAAATATATAAATATATAATATATTATGTATTATATATTCTTACACCTTTACACAAATGAAGATTTTTCTAAAATCATATTTTGTAAAACATGATAATTTCTTTTTTTAAGATTATAAATTGTATATATATTTTCTGTTGAAAATATTTTATCATGAAAAGAATCATAATTATTGATAACTTCTTTAGTTTTTTCAATTATATCATCATAACTTGTCCAAATAATTAAATTGCTATAAGGTATAATTTCAATTAGTGGAGATTTTTCAGAAATAACAATCACACCACACTCTAATGCAGGCAATACTCTTAGTTCTTCAAGAGTATGATGATAAGGTGTTTGGTGAATATTTATAAGAATCTTAGTATTTTTTAATATGTATTGCATAACGTTTTCTTTAAAGCAGTTATTAATATTTGTATGTTTTATTTTTTCATCACAAATATTTTTTAATAGTTTTAATCTTCTAGGATTATTTATATTAATAAAGGTAGTTAATGTTATTATATTTCTATTTTCTTTTATAAAATATGGTTTATAAATAGACGAAGATATATATATGTGCTTTCTTGAAAAAGAATCATATTTTGAACAACTTTCAACATTATAAATATTGGCATTACTATAATCTATAATTATATCTGAATTATTTACACCCTTGAAGATTTAAAACCGCACCTTTCTGTATAAAATGAAAGGAAACTTCAAGGTTTGCCTATTTCAAGGCATGTAAATTTTGATTTTGGGAATTCTTCTAAAAACCCTGATAAGTTATTGCTTCTTGATAAATAATTTGGTCTTTCTTTATTATTTATCGCATTATAAGCAATTTTATAAATATTTGTAGCACCATTCACATCTCTATTCCAATAACCGCATCCGTTCTTACAACAAATCAGTCCATGGACGATAATGTTTCCTGTTTTGTATGGTCTTGGATTTTCCATTACCATATTCTTTGCACAAATACCTATTTCACATTTGGAACATCTACAACTGGTTCTAAATTCATCAACCAAATAAGTTTGAAAACCTGCTTTTCTAAAAAGTGTTCGCATTCCTTTTCCTTTGGTTGCCTCCTTGTATTTCATTTGTTGTTTCTGTTCGTAATCTCCAAAACAAACTACTACTTCTTTTTCATTACCAAAAATTCGTTTAAAATTATTTAACATTTTTTGTTCGCTTTTCTTTGTATTTCTATAACTCTGTAATCGTAATTTTCTAAAAATGTGTTTTTCATAAAACTTGAATAACATACCATTTATTTCACTCTTCTTTTGTATATATTCCTTAAATTTTGTTATGTTAAGTGATTTACGATTTAATTTTGATAATTCAGTTTCCCATTCTATTATTGTTTTTCCATTTATTTTTTCCTTTTTCATTTGTAATTGTATCTTGGAAAACTTCTTTTTCTTGGTTTCTTTTCTTCGTTGGTCTTGTGAATATCTAAACTTATTTGCTTCTTTATTATCGGCATCTACACAAAAAATTAAATCACATTTTCCTGGGTCTATGGATACAATCTTTTTATTTTGTAGTTGTGAATAATCTTTTACTTCATCAATATATTCTTCATTATTTATTCCTTTTTTCATCATAGGTAGTTTCTTTCCAATTAAGTCCTTTCGTAATAATAACAAAGAACAACTAATTCCATCTGTTTCTATCATATGGTGAAATTCATAATGTTTTTTATGGAAACATTTTCTTTCAGTTCTAAAAAAGAATTCCCAAATTTTATTTTCATTTCGTTTCAAATTTCCTTCTGTTAAATAATCACTTTTGTTTCCTTGTTTTTTCGTCATAAGAAGATGCACTAATGTAGTTGTATCTAATCTTATGTGTTTTGGTATAATTTCATTACGCATAGGGAATACATTACAAATTGTTTGTTCTTCTTTTTCTACTTGTTTCATCATTTTAATCATACAAGGGAAATAATCCATAGGACTACACATTAAATCATAATATAAATTTTTCTTGAATGTTTTATTTGGTGTAATGAATTGTTTTTGTTGATTAATCCATGAATGATACGAAATATGGGATTTGTATTGTGTTGTTTCTACATTTAATAAATCATTTTTGATTTTTCTTAACTGATTACATAATTTGTTTATTTTTGCATCTTTTGCTTTTTTGGTAATATTCATTTTTCTTATTTTACTTATAATAAATTTCTTTTTCCAAACCACATTTACATATCGTTCTACATATTCAACAAAATGATTTTTAATGTTATTCTCATACATCGTAAGAATATCAATTGTTAAATAATCTAAAATAGTATTCATATGTGTATATTCAAGTGTATCTTTTTGGATAAGTGGTTCAAAATCAGTTTTGTAAAATGCGGTTAAATTATCTTTGAGTTCTTTAATTTCTTTCTTCGCAGGTCTTCCTTGTGGTTTTTCATTACACATAATTTTCATACACGAATTCACAAATACCTTATCTATAACTGGTAAAGTTTTATTTGTTTCATAGTAATTCAATAAATATAATTTCATAAAAAGTAAAACATTAATTACTATTTTATTACAAAGAATAACAGCATTCGTTATTTTCGGTGTATTTATATCAGGATGTTTCAAGACACTTTTCAAGGAAAGTTTAATTCCTTTGAAAAAGTCGTCAGGTGGTTTTTCTTTTACAGACATCCTTTATAATATTCCTAAATATTTTATTTTTAAGTAATTTAACGAATAAATTATAAAATTGAATAAAAATAAAATATATTTAGATATACTATAATGCCTATTAAAAGTCGCAGATATCGTAAAAGAAATAATAAATCTCGTAGAACTCGTAAAAATAAAACAACACGAAGATATAAAAAACAAATGAAAGGAGGAAATGGTTTAATAACAAGTGAGGAAGAATTAAAAAAAAGTTGGGATAATAGAGCAAATGTATTTTGGGAGGTTGATGATGGAGTAGGTGATAGAAGATATATTTATAGTGAAGATTTGACATACGAAGATTTTAAAAACAAAATAAATTACTATTTGAACCAAGTAAAAAACGGACAAAAAGACGCATACATTAAAATAATATATAAATAATTCTGCTTGGATACATACTTTTCTGGTATTTCGTATAATAATATATTTAAAGATATATTTTGATATAAATATATTATAATGAATTTAGAATATGAAATTGTATATCTTAAAAATAAAGAATATATTTATGTTCTAACAATCAACGGTGATAATGATAATATATTAGATTTATCTATATTTGAAATAGAAGAATGGACGCATTTAACAAAAATTAGCAAAGTATTTGAAGATGCTGTAGTTAATTTAGATGTAGAAATATCGTTAAGACCTTATATAAATGTTAGCAAAGATATAAAAAAATGTGCTTATTATTTATATTACTCTCCATTCTGTTGGTCGAAAGGTTTTAATGATTTAGAATGTGAAACACTAGAAATAAATGATATTTATGAAGTAGTATTTAATTTTGTTAAAGAAGATAAAAAAATAACTATAAATAAATTTAGAAGATGGGTTATAGACAATTATGAAACTATTAAAATACATTATGATACTTTAGCATACAATAAAATAGATTTGTTTATTCCGTTCAGTTAATATAAAAGTGATGTAAAACTATAAATATGTGTTCTAATATATTTTCCGTTTTCTGTAAATTGAAAATCTTTACTTTCAATATTATATTTTGATTTTAATAAATTTTTTATAATACTTAACCAAGGTCTTTTTATTTTACTTGGTTCGCCAACTGCCTTTAATCCATTAAACGAAAACCATTTTCTTATTTCAGGTATTAATTCCATGATTTTATTTTGTATTTCTTCATTCTTATCTAATTCATAAAGTGTATATGTATTTTTATTTGTTAAATCTAATATGGATATAATTTTTTCTATAACTTCTTCCTGTTCTTTTTTATATAAATCACTTTTCAATCGCATAGGCATCTTAAATATACTTAAAATACACAAATAAATTTTAAGTATATTATTTATAAATTTTTCTATTCTATAATAAATATATTAATAAATTATGTTTCATTGCCTTACGAATTGTAGACCAAGTCCCTGAACGTAAATCTTCTCTATTTTTATCTATTGGACATGCAATTAATATAGAACAATTTTTTATGATGTTTAAATTTCTTTTTAAATAAGGTTCTTCTTTCATTAGTAAATCTCCTTTATTAAATGCTCTTGATATTGGATTATTTGGTGGAAATATACAAATTGTAATATCTTTATTTTTATGTGTATTTTTATAATTCATACATAAATTATGAAAATCTGTATCTGAACCAATACAATCTCCATGTGAAACAATAATATTATCATATTTATCTAATATTAATATGATTTCTTCTTCTTGAATTGGTGTTAATCCTTTACGATTACCAGTAAATCCTATTTTAATTGTTTCCATTTATATATAAACTAATTATTTAAGAATATTTTTAATTCAATTTTATTATTAATATTTATTTCGTAATTCATATTTTTAATTAATATTTATTTATTTAAGTATATTTTTAATTTCCTTTTTCTTGTAGATGGTTTCCTTATAAATTCTATTTTTTCATTTAATCCGTATGCGTGTTGAAAATAGTTTTTATAATTTTCAGGTTTTACTTTTTCAATTGCATTTTCTACATTCTTTTCTAATTGTTCGTAATTTTCAACATTTCTATTCTTTTTCATGTATGTTTTTATTTGGTTAAAGTATGCCTCTATTGGATTGTTTGTTTTAGGTGTATAAGGTATCGCAAATAAATATTCATTACCACTTTTAGTAATCGCATTTTTAATCAATTCGTTATTATGACTTTTCGCATTATCCAATACTATCAAATATCCTTTATAATTTGGAAAAATATGTTTTTGTAAAAATTCCAAAAAGCGTTCAGCAGTCATTCCACCTTTTTCATACATTTCCTTTCCTACTATTTTTGAATTACTTATTGCTACTAATAATGTAAATTTACGAAAAACAAATTGATTACTGGTTTTTATTCTACATCTTCTTCCCAAATAACAACGACTATAAGTAGGATGCAACGCAGAACCGACACTTGTTTCATCTAAACAAATAATTTTATTTAATGGATAGTTTTTTATTTTTTGATAAAATGAATTCATTTCACTTTGTTTATCAATTGGTTTCTTGTATCTTTCTTTTGGGAAATGCTCGTGTCTTGTTCTTTTTCTTGATTGGTTATTATCTCTAATAACATGTCCTAAATGTTGAGGTGTAATATCAAATGTAGGGTATTTTTGTTTCATATCAAACGCTAATTCATTCATAGTCAATTGTTCGTTGTTCTTCAATAATTCCAACGCAGTTTTCACTTGTGGTTTGGTAATTTTGTAAGAAATAGGTTTTCTGTTTCTTCTTGTGAGATTTTTAGAACTATTGTATCTTTTAATCCAATCTCGTAAAGTAGATTTTTTACAATCAAAGATTTTACAAGTTTTCTTATATCCATCTCCTTTATCATTATTTAAGTAATATTTAACCGCAGAAATTTTATAATCTTCTGTCTTATGTTTAGTCATCTATATTATTTATAGAAAAATATAAAAAATAATATAAAGGGTGCGGTTTTAAATCTTCAAGGGTGTAAATCTTCATAATCAACTATTCTTACTAAATACTTTTCAACAGAGTTGTAATTAATATTACCAAAAGGTGTATCTTTTAGAATACCACTATCACCGCTTCTTACTAATGTGTGTTCATAATTTATTTTTATGATTAGTGTTTTATTATTATTATTAAAATTATAATTATTACATAACGTTATATTAACCCTTAACTCTTTATTTTTATGCAATATATTTTTTATTATTTTTACTATATTCTGATAGTAATCGTTAATCAGATCTAAATAGACATTATAATATAAGAAAGAGTTGTTTACATTATAAAGTAAAGTCCCTGTTATTGGTTCATTATCGATATCTATTGTTTCATAAAGCATTATTTATACACAGTAAATAATAATAAAATGATATTCTTACACATTGAAAATTTGTAAAATGTGTAAAGATGCAAACTATATGGGTCTGTGTTAATTGTATGTATATTTATTTGGTGATGCAAAAATAACTGAAAAAAAGGCACCAACTATTTACTGCGTTTTTTCAAAGTAAGAATCCTTTTTCCTTTGCATTTGAATTTACCTCGTGTAAAGCCCTTTTTACCTAAAATGGTCCTGCTACATATGCCTATCGCTTTGGATTCGTCTTTACGAATGTCTAAAGAACCGACTTTTTTAATACAACGGCATAATTTATTTGATAATATGTTTTCTGCTTGAAGTTTTAATTTTTTAAAGGAACCTTGGTTTGGTAAATGATAGAAATTGAGTATATCTTTGTAATCCTGAATAGTAAGTTCTTTTTTGTCATTTCTCATGAGGATATAATAATAAGAATAATAATAGGATTATTAATATTAGATAAGATAAAATATTTATAAATCCAGACAACTCATTTTTTTTTGAGAAAATATTATCGGAAGATAGTATATTTACGAATCGAAATCTTGTGAATTTATGAAAATTGTTGTCTTTGATTTAGATGAAACACTAGGGTATTTTGTGGAATTTAGTGTCTTCTGGAATTGTTTACAACAATATTTTACCAATGAAAGAATCAAATATTCATTCACCCAAGAAGATTTTAATCAACTGTTAGATTTATATCCAGAATTCTTGAGACCCAATATTATGACCCTTTTGAAATATTTAATGTATAAGAAAAAGTCAAAATGTTGTCATAAAATGTTGATTTATACAAATAATCAGGGTCCTAAACAGTGGTGTAAACAATTGATTTCTTATTTTGAACATAAATTGAATTTTGAATTATTTGATCAAATTATACATGCGTTTAAAATAAATGGCGAAGTAGTTGAGATCGGACGTACAAGTCACGATAAATCATTTCACGACCTTGTAAGATGCACAAAAATACCGCCGAATAGTGAGATTTGTTTTTTAGATGATACGTATTATCCAGAAATGACACATGAACATATTTACTATATTAATGTGAAACCTTATATTCATGACTTGGATTTTTGGGAAATGATTCAACGTTTATGGAATTCGAAAAATTATTTGATTCAAAATATGTTGAAAAAAGATTCGAGAGAAGAATTTGAAATGAAAATGAATCGTATCTTTAAACCATATGATTATTTGGTTCTTCCAAAAACGGCGGAAGAAACGAATATTGATAAAATTGTCAGTAAACAAATATTGATTCATTTGGAGGAATTTTTTGAACAATCGACCCCATCAAACAATCGGTTAAAAAAATCATATAAACGATCGGGGGTTGGCAATAAAATGAATAAAACCAGAAAAAATAAAAAACTATAAAATCGAAATCAGTTATTTTTCTAAGATATCCAATGCATCAATGAGAATCAATTCTTGATGGATAAGTTTGCGGAAAACAATACATTCGTCCATTTTGAATTGAAAATGGCGATGGTAATGGTTTTTACATACTAATTGAACCCCTGTATCGGTTATTTTTGTTTCACAAAAAATGGCGCCGCGCGATAATTCCAAATATTCGGGATTGATTAAACAAATCCAACGAATAAAGGTTCCTTCGCGTAAATCTTTAAGTTCATCTACATAGACGTATTCACGTAATTTATTTAAATATTCATTGGTGACCTTTGGAGATAAATGTAATTCTTTTAATATATTAAGATTCAATTGTTTTATTTTTTTGCTGGTATAATTCATTATCTTTTCATTTTTTACATTGTCTAATGCATTTAATAATTTGTTGACATCCATCCAGTTGTATTGTATATAAATATAAGGTAATTTTTATATTTATATTTATTTTAATAAGGATATTAATTATCCGGAAGAGGATGGAAATGAATTACCTTGAAGACGAGGGAAATGAATTACCCGGAAGAGGAGGGAAATGAATTACCTGGAAGAGGAGGGAACAAAAAAGATATTAATTACCCGGAAGAGGAGGGATCATAAGGGAACCTAGGTTCCCTTACCAGGAACCAAATGCTCCTCCACCAAGAGCATCATTTGCTGCCATGGGTTCAAAACTTTCATTCATTCCAGGAGTTGCTGCACCAATTAAAGGAGTAGTATCTCTTCGATACATATTATCGAAATTAGGTGATTGTTCAGGCGCTATTTGAGGTTGACTATAATTGGTTGGGAGTTGAGAAAGAGAGGTTCCATCTGTATAAGTTGGTAGAATGGAATTTGTTGCAGTTTGGTTTACTGCATAAGAAGAGGTTCCCATTTGACTGGAAATGGGTTGAGAAACACGGACACCATTTTTATTGCCTTTTTTCTTTTTCTTATCACTGTTATTATTGCCTTCCCATAAATCATTCAATCTTTCGACTAAAATACTGACCTTCTCTCCCAATTTGGTTTGTAGACTCATGGTAATCATTAAAACCGCTAAAATAATAAAAATAACACTAAAATCAGGGTAATTGACTCCACTATAAGTGGGTACATAAGTAATGACACGATGAATGAAAAGAAGACCGATAAAAATAACAATGACTTGGACAATAATTTCGGCACTTATTTCTAAACTACCTTTGTTATCTTCCGCTTCAGGGACAAATCGTTGCATTGATTTATTTAAGACAATAATTGGAAGAATGGCTAAAAGTGCATATTGAATAATATTTAACATTTCGCTTTTTGATTCGTCGTCGAAATTAAAAACGTGTTTAATAAAACTTTTTGATTTTGAATCTTCGTTTAAACTTTCCATATGATTTATAAAAAGAAATTAAAATAAATATAATATTTATAATATTTATAATATAAAATGTCAATTTCGTGGTATTCGATTGTTATTTCCCCACAAAGTGGGGGGGGGGGGCAATTTTTAATGGATATTTTAGTGTAAATAATAGTACAAGTTTAATACAAGGATTTTATGATTTATCATTGCCTACAAGTAGTGGTTATATGGATGTGTTATTGCCTACTAATGATGCAGCAAGTTATCTTAGGGCTGATAATAAATATCCATTTACTGATCCTGGAACAAATTTTTATTCAACCGCTTTGCAAACTTTTTTTTCTATTGGACAAAATCATTTTAACATTTATTTTGGAGGTAATATTTTATCATTATTCACTAGTGCAACTGGTGGTTTAATTGTTCCTCCATATACAATTATTACTAGTCCAATTTCAGGACCTCCTTCAACCTTACCTTGTTTCAAAGAAGGAGTAAAAATTCTCTCTCTAAACAAAAATCTAGCAGAAGAATATATACCGATTGAAAATTTACGAAAAGGGGATTTAATAAAGAGTTTTAAACACGGATATAAAGCAATAGATATGATAGGAAAGAGAGAAATATTTCATCCTGCGTCCAAGGAACGTGTAAAAAACCAACTTTATGAATGCGGAAAAGAGAATTATTCAGATATCTTTGAACCTCTTATCATGACCGGTTGTCATTCTATCTTGGTAGACTTGTTAACTCAAGAACAAGGAGAGAAAACCATGGAAGATTTTGGGCGTATTTTTATGACCGATGACAAAATAAGATTAATGACCTTTTTAGATGAAAAAGCGTCTGTATACGAAGTTCCAGGTACTTATACCATTTATCATTTGGCTTTAGAAAATGATGATTATTATGGAAATTATGGAATTTATGCCAATGGACTTTTGGTAGAATCTTGTTCCAAACGTTACTTACTAGAACATTCTGGTATGGAAATGATTGAATAAAAAAAGAAATTAAAATATAAAGATTTCATTTTATAATTATTCAGAATTAAAAATGAAAGTAAAATTAATCAGTTATTCACAACCCGTTTCTACCGAATTGTCGCTTCAAGATTTAGTTGCCTATTGCGCTCGTGTCTCGAATCCTGCGAATCAAATAAATACCGAAACCAATGAAAAATTAATCCAATATCTCATGAAAAATGAACATTGGTCTCCTTTGGAAATGGTAAGTATATGTTTGGAAATAGAGACGACGAGAGATATTGCAAGACAGATTTTAAGACACCGATCTTTTTCTTTTCAAGAATTTTCACAACGTTATGCCGTGGCGGATTTAGGGTTTGAATCTAGAGAAGCAAGATTACAAGATACAAAGAATCGACAAAATAGTATTGAAACGGAAGATGTCGAATTAGAAACTGAATGGGAAAAAAAACAAAAAGAAGTACAAGAAATGGTAAAAGAATCTTATGACTGGGCTTTACACAATGGAATTGCAAAAGAACAGGCCCGTGCAGTTTTACCAGAAGGAATGACCGTATCTAGAATGTATATGAATGGAACCTTACGTTCATGGGTACATTATATAAAATTAAGAACTGGGAATGGAACACAAAAAGAACATCGGGAGGTAGCGATTGCATGTGCAGAAATTATTTCTTCGATTTATCCATTGATGAAAGAATTAATACAAGTGTAACTACTAATATAATTTTTCAACCATGTCTTCAAAGGTTTTAAGTCGAGTCAATGCTTTTTTATGAAGACTAAGAGACATTGCTTTTGAATAATTGGTAACAAATAATCCATCGCTTCGATATTTTAACATACGGTTTTTCGTAACATCAATAACTCGTTTTAACGCATTTTCATAATCTAGTTTTTCATTAATCATGGAATAAATAAGACAACGGTCTAAATCATAGGCAGAAAGAAGATCGGCTTCTCTGACAATATGATAAGCCATTTGGTATTTATCTAAGTCAGGATATCCGTATTTTTTCACGGTAGAATAAGACATGGTAGATATAATTTCGTCGACCATATTTAATTGAACTTCATCTAAATAACCGTTCATATGTTGTTTAATCATGGATACGCCATTCTTTTGGTTCATATATTTTTTGTCACACATATCGTGTAAAATGGCAGATACAAAGATAATTTCTTTTTGATTTTCTAAAAAGGGATATTGGACAACTTGGTAATCATAAATATCTTTGGCATAATGAAAAACTTCTAAACTATGTTTCAAACCATGGGATTCGTCAATCTGAAATTGGGAGGTTTTATCAATGACATAACGTAAGGCGTGATTAATCAGTAAAGCAAAAGGAACAATTCTCATTTCTTTATCTTTAGTTGTTTTTTTATTTTTTTAGAAAACAAGAATAAAAGAATCAATTTTTTATTTATTTTATTTAGGATGAAATGAAAATGCGTTAAATAGATTTAAAAACAAAATAATTAAAATACATATTTAATGAGTCGTTCCATTTCTTCCGCAATTAACCGACGTGCAGGAAATAATGCGCCTCGTCCAAGTGTACCAACCAATCAACAACCTTCTTATAATCCAAAAATTTCACAAGCACCTGGTCCAGGACAACAAGGACCAAATAGTGTAAGATTTGTTCCTTCTGGACAAGGACAACCAGGTAAACCAGTTCAAAGACAGGTATTCCAAGAACCTACCATTCCTGTTAAAACCGCAGGAGTGAATGGTCCGGTAGGTCAAGTATCTATTTCAGATGCCTTTGCATTAGTCACCATACGTTTAGGAAGAGTCGAACAGTTTGTTCAACAAGTTCAGGAAGAGGGTATTCCTTCTTCTTCTGATAATACAAATATTAATCATGAACAATTTGATAATGATTTAAAAAACTTACATAATCTATTTCAATCTCAACAAGATACGATCCATACTTTAACACAAAAAATAGAGAAATATGAGAATACCTTTTTACAATATGATAAAGAGATGAAGGATTTAAAAGATATTGTATTAACTATGACAATGAAAAATGAGAAAAATAGTATCGAAACAAGTAATGTTTTGAGTAAATTTGAAAGTACCATTCATAGTAGTGAAGAGAATGTAAAGACGCTCGATGACAATCTAAAGGGTGTAATAAAAAATGTAATAACAATGGTAGAAGGTTTAAAAAATACAAAAGATATGATGGATGAAAAATATAATTTATTACAAAATCAAATAAATATTATTACAAATCCTTCTGATGAAGAGGTAAAAGGACAGATAAAAGAAGTAGAAACAGTGGAAGAGGTAAAAGAAGTAGAACCTCTAGAAACGGTTGAATCGGTTGAACCTGAAAAAAATGCATAAGTTTTTGACGCGTTTTACTTAAATAAAAAAAATACGTTTTTTATTTAAGTTTCATTTTAAAAAAGAAATAATGAAAATCATAGTTACGTTATTCATCTTTTGTATCGTTTTATTTTTATATTTACATATTCAATTTCATTTAAAACAAAGTGATGATTTAGAAATGTATGAATTAGATAATCCTTCCAAAGAAAAATTAGAAGAGATATGTGATTTAAGACAACCGGTTTTATTTGAATTTGATTCTCAACCAATCAGTGAATGCATGAATAAAAATTATCTTCAAAATAATTATTCTTCCTTTGATATGAAAATTAGGAGTCCTACAGAAAATAAAAATAAAAATAAAAAACAAAGTGAAGAAGAATTGTATGTACCATTACCTTTGCATACCACTTTGAAATTATTAGAAGAAGATAAAAAATCTTTTTATTTTACTGAAAATAATATGGATTTTATTCAAGAAACAGGTATTATCAAAAATATACAATACAATGATGCATTTATACGACCATACATGGTTTCTAATTATTTTTACGATATTTTGATGGGCTCTCAAGATAGTTGGACACCTTTAAAGTATGAAATTAATTATCGTAATTATTTTTTAATTACAGAAGGAACCGCACAAATTAAATTAATACCTCCAAAAAGTAAGAAATATTTATATCCAAAATATGATTATGAGAATTTTGAATGGTCGTCTCCTTTTAATGTATGGAATATTCAACCGGATTTCCGTACTGATTTTGATAAAATAAAGAGTCTAGAATTTACTTTAGTCGCAGGAAAAATACTTTACATACCCGCTTATTGGTTTTATTCGATTAAATTCAATCAAGATTCGGTGATTAGTTGTTTTAAATATCGTACATATATGAATAATTTAGCAATTTCACCTTATTTTTTTATGTATGCTCTTCAATTACAGAATATCAAGAGAGAAACGAGTAAAAAAATACCCGTTCATGAATTAGACCAAACAGAGAAAAAAACGGAATTTAAAGAAAAAGAAGAAGATATAAATAATGAGAATACTACGAAAATTGAAGATTTGGTTGAATCCGCTGTTTTTGAGGTGAAAACCGAAAATTAAATTATTTGTATAATACAATAAAACGTCGTAAAATATGTTTCAATATTTAAGTTCTTGGTTTCAAATAAATGACAATGATGATGAAAATGAGAGGGAAGAAGAACAATACGAAGTCGAGAAAGAAGAAACAAAAAAAATAATCAAGCGTCGAGAACGAGATGAAGTACCAGATACAGATTTAATCAAGGATAGAAAAAGATATCGAGCCAAAGATATTACCTCGCAACAAAATTTATCGAAAATAAAAAAGGTGAAAAAGAGTCTTCGTTTTGCTACAAGTTTAACTACAAAAACCAAAAAAAGAAGGTATTAGAAAAACAAGGAATAAAAATAAAAAACATAAAGATTATTTACAATTCATATATAAGCCATTTTGATTATTTATGAATACATTCACTATTCAAATATTTGATCGAAAATATGAAAAATATGAAATTACTTCTTGCGAGGATTCCAAAAAAAGACTTGAAATCATGGATCCCATCCTTCATAAACTGTTCCATCATGATACTTTTACTTTACACCTTTGCACATTCAAAACGCCGACAAGGTCGGCCGTTATGACTGGCAAAGGAAACAGTTACCACGCACTTGAAATGTGCGAAGGTGTAATAAATCAAGATGAACCAATCATTATAAAATCACCAATGCGAGAGAAATCATTTTTTGCAGGCATTCTTATCTTGGCCGGAAATAAAACATATGGAAGAAAGAATTCCTCGCAGTCAATGAAAAAACACGATAAATTGTTATATAAATGTATTCCGAATGATCCTTTTTTACCATCTTTTTTAGTCCCCTATGAAATGAAAACCATGGGATTTTCCAAATTATTTCCTAATTTATATGTTATTTTCAAGTATGACCATTGGGAAGATAAACATCCTCATGGTATTCTTTTACAAACGATTGGTCCAGTCAATGAATTATCGAATTTTTACGAATATCAACTTTATTGTAAAAATCTACATATCTCCATTAATCGTTTTGATAAAGATACTGCCAAAGCGGTGAAAAAAATAACGGAAGAAAACAAAGAATTATTCAAATTCATTCAAGAAAAATACCCGAATTCTTTGGAAGACCGCACGTCGAATACGACTGTTTTTACGATTGACCCAAAAGGAAGTGTCGATTTTGATGATGCGTTTAGTATCCAAAAGATTTCACAAACGCAAGAAACTAATACAAACTACTTTCGATTAAGTATTTATATTTCCAATGTTCCCATTTTATTAGATGCGCTTCAATTATGGCAATCGTTTGGGGAACGTATTTCAACCATTTATCTTCCCGATAAAAAACGTTCGATGATTCCGTCATTGTTAGGTGATCATCTTTGTAGTTTACGAGAGAAAACTGTTAGAGTAGCGTTTACCATGGATATTTTGATTGAATTCGTAGAAAAAGAAAAAGAAAAAGAAAAAGATATGCAAACTACCTTGAACGTAAAAGAAATAACCTTTAAAAATACACTTATCAAAGTTTATAAGAATTTCGTGTATGAAGAACCATCTCTATTAAAAAATCTGAATTATCATCTTTTATTCGATATTACGAATCAACTTTGTCAAGAAAAAAAACCGCAATATCTCACAAAAATCAAGGATAGTCATGATGTAGTAGAATATCTCATGATGTGGATGAATCACGAATGTTCCAAACAATTCCTTCCTTTTAAAACCGGCATTTTTCGTTCCACCATTTCTTCTAAAGTTTCCCCCATTACCCAAGAAAATATTCCCGCAATTCCCAACGAACTCTTTGTCGGAAAATATGTGAATGGAGAGAATACAGCAGAAGTTCTCTCTCATCATGCGTTAGGATTAGATACCTATATTCATATTACGAGTCCTATTCGAAGATTAGTGGATTTATTGAATATGATTCAGTTGCAGGAAAATCTGGGAATGATTTCTTTATCGAAGGAAGCAATCGTTTTTTATAAAAATTGGTTAATGAACCTCGACCAAGTCAACGAGCAAATGAAGAATATACGTCGTGTTCAAAATCAATGTACTTTGTTGGAACTATGCACGAATCATCCTGCTACTTTAGAAAAGAAATATGAAGGATATGTTTTTCATCGAGAAGAACGAGAGAAAGAGAAAGATTTGGAGTTGTATTCGTATGAAGTTTATTTAGTGGATTTAAAAATCGTTTCAAAAATAGTAACTTCTCACAAGTTGGAAGAATATACCAAATGTTTTTTTCAAATCTATCTCTTTGACGATGAAGAGAGTTTCAAGAAGAAAATTCGAATCCAACTTTTGTTGGATAATTAACACCGTTGAAGATTTAAAACCGCCTTTTAATGGCGGTCTTAACACCCTTGAAGATTTATAATGGGACAAATAAATTGTCCCATTATAAATTTAAGGGTAACTGTTACCGATCCCGAAGGGAGAATTGAATGGAGACGCCTCTAAAGAGGCGTGTCCCATTTCAAATCTTCATCGGTTTAAATCTCATAACTTGTGAAACCAGTGATACTTTAAGAATGAATCCGCACTAAAGGTGCGGATTTCGTAACTTGTGAATTCTTCAAATGTATAAATAGACAAACGATATAAACATTTCTTACGATATTACATTAAGAAAAAATGGTAAAAATATGTCCGAATCAATACCCAAATCAACAAGAAGAAAAATATGAAGCCCATTTTACAAATTATTCTTTTCCCTTGAGTAGTTTTCAAAAATATGCGATTGAAGCGATTGTTGAGGGGGACCATATTTTAGTAACCGCGCATACTGGTTCAGGCAAAACATTACCTGGTGAATTCGCGATTGAATATTTTGTTGGAAAAGGGAAAAAAGTGATTTATACCGCACCCATTAAAGCATTATCCAATCAAAAATTCTATGAATTTACACAAAAATATCCGCATATTTCATTTGGGATTTTAACGGGAGATATTAAATTTAATCCGGAAGCGGATGTATTGATTATGACAACCGAGATTTTGCAAAATACACTTTATCGTAGAAAAACGGTTGATTTTACAGAAACTCCAACGCCTTCGAATCTTTTAATGTTCGACATGGATATTGATAAAGAATTAGCATGTGTCATTTTTGATGAAGTACATTACATCAATGATGCGGAACGAGGTAAAGTATGGGAAGAAACGATGATGATGTTACCTTTTCATATTCAAATGGTCATGCTTTCGGCCACCTTGGACCAACCCGAAAAATTCGCTTTATGGTGTGAGAATCGTGATGAGAAAAGAGAGAAGAAAGTATACTTAACAACTACACATGAACGCGTTGTTCCACTTGTACATTACACGTTTCTTACTTCTACGAATGCCATTTTTAAAGTGATTAAAGATAAGGCGATTCATGAAGAAATCAAAAAAGCGACGAATAAACCCTTTGTCTTGCAAGATGAAAAGGGGATTTTCAATGAACCGAATTATCTACAAATGAAAAAGACGATAGAATTATTTGATAAAAAGGAAGTGCGTATGAAACGCGGTTTTGTCTTGAATCAAGTCTTGAAATATTTGGTAGAAAAGGAAATGCTTCCAGCATTATGTTTTGTTCTATCGCGAAAATTATTAGAGACTTATGCCAAAGAAATAACCACGAATTTATTGGAATTTGATTCAAAAGTGCCTTATATTGTACGTCGAGAATGTGAACAAATCATTCGTAAATTACCGAATTATCAGGAATATTTACAATTACCGGAATATCAATCGATGGTAGCACTTTTAGAAAAGGGGATTGCCATTCATCATGCGGGAGTCATGCCAATTTTGAGGGAAATGGTAGAACTGCTTTATGCGAAAGGATTTGTAAAAATCGTTTTTTGCACGGAGACTTTTGCCGTCGGAATCAATATGCCTACTAAAACCGTTATTTTTACGGATGTTACCAAATTTGATGGGAAATCGGAACGTGTTTTATATTCTCATGAATACACTCAAATGGCTGGACGTGCTGGAAGACGTGGAATGGATACGATTGGTCATGTCATTCATTTGAATAATATCTTTCGTACCATTGATTCGATTAGTTATAAAAATATGATGAAAGGAAAACCGCAAACCTTAGTGTCGAAATTCAAAGTCTCTTATCCCCTTCTTTTGAATTTACTGGATACGGGACATACTGATTTTTTGAATTTTGTAAGGAAAAGTATGATTACCAATAAAATCGATAATCAATTGAATGAACTCGTTTTGAAAAAAACGGTTCTTGAATCGGAATTACATAATTTTGATTCTACTTTGAAAAACTTGAGAACTCCCTTACCAATTTTGAATGAATTTATTGAATTGAATAAAAATCGTGAAAAGTCAGTAAATAAAAAACGTAAAGAAATTGATCGAGTGATTGATAAAATCAAAGACCTTTATAATTTTATTTTAACAGAACAACTAACGGTGATCAAATATAATGAAAAATGCGCGGAATTGCAAAACATTTTAAATCAAATAAAATATATTGAAAATGATACGAGTGAAAACATTCAAGTTATTTTGGATTTGCTGGAAAAACAGGGATTTGTTTCTCTTTGTGAAAAAGTAGTACTAGAAGGAGAAGTAGAAGAACCAAATTACTCTTTGACAATCCAAGGAAAAATCGCTACTTATTTACATGAAGTTCATTGCTTGACCTTTTCTAGATTATTAGGAATCCAGAATAGGGAGTTAAGAAACCTTCAACCGAAACAATTGGTTGCCGTCTTTAGTTGTTTTACGAATATAACCGTTTCGGAAGATTTGCGTTCAATTCAACCTTTGTCGGAAGATGAAAAGGTAAAAACGATTTTGTCAGAAATAAATAAAATGTACCAAGATTATCAAAAGATTGAATGTGAAAAGATGCTGGATACTGGAACCAATTATGATTGTCATTATGATTTACTTGGATATGTTGAGAAATGGTGTGATTGTGCAAATGTAGAGGATTGTAAATTCCTATTACAAACCATGGCGAAAGAAAAGGAAATATTTTTAGGTGAATTTGTCAAGTCTTTGTTGAAAATCAATAATATTTCAGCAGAAATGGAAAAAGTTGCAGAACTCATTGGAGATATCGATTTCTTGAGTAATTTAAGACAAATACCTTCTTTGACACTTAAATATGTAGTTACGAATCAATCCCTTTATTTGTAAATAATTTTGTTTGTTTACACCTTTGCATATTTACACCCTTGAACATTTATAATATCACGCCTTTGGGCTTCCCATAGGGAGAGTGGCAAAGACAATAGTTACCACGCACTTGAAATGTGTGAATGTCTAAAATAAATAGAAAATATAGAAAATATAGAAAATATACTTAGAATTATTTTCTTTTAATAATTATAAATAAGTAATGGAATCTAAAAATCAAGAACAACTATCCAACTTTGAAGAAATGATGAATGAACAACATGAATCTTTATTTGAATCCATTTCTAAAATTGAAGAGACAAACAATGAAAGTTTAGTTGAAACTTTAAAACCAACTTTTGTAAAAAAAACAGATATCGAAACTTTAAGTGATTCGAATAGTGAATGTGAATGTTTAAAAGACGTAGAGACAAAATCAAATTTAGAATTAGAATTAGAACAAGTAAAAGAAACAGAACCTTTAAAAGAAGTGGAATTGTCAAAGGAACCAGAACTAGTAAAAGAAGTAAAAGAATCAAAAAAAAGTATTTGGCATTATTTAAATCCTCTTTCTTGGAAATTTTCTAAAAATAAAAAGTAAATAAATCTTTCTTTAACAAACAAAGGTTTTTAAATTCTGGGTCAACACTGAACCAAGAATTTTCGTTTTTTTAATATTTTTCAAAAAAGTGTAATCAATCGCCACATTTTTTAAAGAAGCCACTTTGAAAGTGTTTTCTTTACATAATAAAGACCCCTCTTCAATAATGATTTTCATTTCCTCTTTTTCCAAATCCGGGATATGTGAAATCAGTGCAATGACGTGACATGAGGTTTCTCCCTTTACATGAAACCATAAATCATCTGGCTCTCCCATATCAATGACTTTGAAATTATCTTTGGCATTTTTGCCGATATAAAACACGACATTTCGATCCAGACATTCAATGTATTTTTCTTCGACCTTCATTGTTTCTTTTGTTTTTCTCTCTTTGTTCAATGTTCAAAGAGAGAAAATGTTTTCAATTTTATAAATTTATTTTAAAATGAAATCAAATGATAATAGTATCTAAAAACGATTTCCCATATTCATTTAGAGTATCCAACTAAACCGTAAACGTATGATTGCAAATAAATATCAATTGGAACAAAAATTGGGAAATGGTGCTTTTGGTTCCATTTATCAAGGTTCGAATATACGCACGAGAGAAAAAGTTGCCATTAAAATAGAACCCAATATTAGCGAACAAAAATCATTGAAAAATGAAACGCGCGTCTATCAATATTTAAATGGATGTCCAGGAATCCCGAGTATACGATGGTTCGGTACGGATTCCAATGCGAATTATATGGTCATTGATTTATTAGGACCTTCTTTAACAGACATTATAAAAAATGAAGGAAAACTTTCTCTCCCATCTATTTTCAAAATAGGAATTCAAATCATCGATATTTTAGAAGGAATTCACGACAAGGGAATGATTCATCGCGACTTGAAACCAGACAATTTCCTACTTCACCCGACGAAAGGCGTGGATCAAATCTATCTCATTGATTTTGGCGTTTGTAAAACGTATCTTCAACCAGATACGAATGAACATATCGAAATGCGAAAAACGAGTGCAATGATTGGTACCCCAAATTTTGCGAGTTTGAATGCACATCAACTTTTAGAACTTAGTCGAAGAGACGACTTGGAGAGTTTAGTATATACTCTTTTGTTTTTATACTTGAGGGGAAATTTGCCTTGGACTTATCCACCAAATACGTCGAGGGAAGAAATGATGAAACAAAAAATGGAACTTTTAGACAAAGATCCAGAAATCCCCTCAATATTGATCGAAATGTTAAACTGCGTTCGAAAACTACATTTCAAACAACGCCCCTTTTACGAGGAATATAAGAAAATGTTTCCGGATTTATTGTAAATCAATCATTTCTTTCGTATTTTTTATTATCTTTTTTTATATTATAAAAATGTCTTATACATTAACCGTTGATATTTCTGCGAATTCAGAAGGACTTGTTTACGCTTTATTAACAGATACTAGTAGTAATACTTATACTTATACCAGTCAAGGTTATACTGCAGGACAAGACTCATCTTATAATAAGGATGATTATCTTTCTTATACACAAGATGTAGTTACTCATACAAGTGATGTTCTTTATGAATGTAGGATTTCTACAAATGTTGACCCAAGTGGTAATTTTAATGGATTTATAAGTGTTTTCGGAGACCTTACAAATACAACTTATGGTGAAACACTAACTGCAATTAATTATATACCTATTGAAGGACAGTCAAATACAGTAAAAGTCTCTGGTGGTTATTACCCATCATCTTCTAGTGGTTTTACTTTTATACAAACACTTTTAGAAGAATCACAAGATGTAAGCGGTATTTTTATTTTATATGATTCTAGTAACAATAATTATGGAAAGGTTACTTATGACCCATCAAATAATAGATTTATAGCAACAAATGAGATTGACCCAAAATACAATTATCAAAATATGTCTATTGTTGGAAATTGTGCATTATGTAAATACTTTTACGATAATCCGAATGACAATTATACATCAAGTGAGGTGAATGCAATGTATGCTACAAATGCTTCTGTATTTAATAGTTATGGCTCTAAATAATTACAATTCCCCTCGAAAACAATATAAAGACATTCGCCCCTTATATTATAATACTATGTCAACAAACGATGCAGTAATAAGTGCTTCCAACTCGGAAAAAATGATCGGATGTGTAAAATGGTTTAATAACAAGGCTGGTTATGGGTTTATTTCTTTAATTGATGGGGATGAAGTAGGAAAAGAAATATTCGTTCACCATAGTTGTATTGGTGTCAATGAACAACAATATAAATATTTAGTTCAAGGTGAATATGTAGAGTTTGTTCTTTCAACAACCCAAGGAGGCCAACATGAATTCCAAGCGGTCAACGTTACTGGAATTAAAGGCGGTAAATTAATGTGTGAAACCATTTATGAAATGAAATTAGCAAGAACCAATTACAAATCTGTCGAAGGTGAATTCAAAGAACCATCCGGACCTCTTCCTCCAAGGTTAACCAAAGATTCTCAACCTTTAAAACCAAGAAGAACCAATGTAAAATCTGAATCCGATGATAAAGATTGGTCGTTAATTACCAAAGGGAAAAGAAAACCTCTAAAGGCATCTGCTTAGAAGCATAAATAATTATAAAAAGATAAAAAGATAAAAAGATAAAAAGATAAAGAAGTAAAGTAAATATTTTAAAACAGATAAAGGTAAGTATTATATACTATAAACCATATTTATGAAACCAATAATAAATTTAACCAACTATATTTATCTTAGAAATAGGATAAATATAATTATTTTTAATATTTTTTATAATAAAATGGAAGTAAATATCGATACAGAAAATAAAAATGAATTATTGAAAAAAATCAATGAGAAACTTTTTAAAAATGTAAACAATCCAAACGTAAATAATAATATTATTTTCATTTATGCACCACCAAAAGTAGCATCTACATCTTTAGTCTCTTCTTTGAGATTATTTTTATGTCATAAGTTTAATATTATTCATATTCATGATGAAAAAATGTTAGGAAATCTTATTCATATGAATATTCACGGAATAACGGTCTTGGACATTATTTATTACAACAAAGAATTAGGAAAAAATATTTATGTTATTGATGTTTTCAGAAATCCAATTGAAAGAAAAATATCCGAATATTTTGAACATTTATCATCACTTCATTTTAATAATACAGATGAAAATTTGAAAAAATATCCCATCCAAAAAATAATAGACCGATTTAATTCTGTTTATCCATTTATTGCAAATGATGATTATTTTATGGAAAAATATAAGATAACTGTACCAGATACATTTGATTTTCAAAAAAAATATTTATTCGTAGAAGAAAATGGTATAAAGTATATTAAATTACGTATGATTGATATCGATTCATGGTCACATATTCTTTCTGAAATATTCAAGACAGAAATAATAGTTATTAAGGATTATGAAACAAGAAATAAATCCATTGGTGAGGTTTATACAACTTTTAAAGAAACATATCGATTACCTTATTCCTATTATTCATTATTAGATGAATCGTCTTTATTAAAATATTACTATAAGGAAGATGAAAGAAAGGTATATTTGAATAAATGGATTGGAAAAATAGATAATCATTTAATGATACCTTATACAAAAATAGAATATGATTTTTATTTAAAATTATCGATTGAAAATATATATTACAATAATTTTATACAAAGCAACCATTATATGGATAATGGTTGTTTATGTAAATTTTGTTTTAAAAAACGAAGAGAGGTAATTAATCAATTGAGAAGGGGAGAGAAAATTGACAATGAAAGAATAATACATAATTCTGATTTCATTAAAAAAGAGTTGATAGAAATATCTATAAAAAACAGCCAACGAAAACAAAAACAAAAACAAAAACAAAATAATGAATGTCTAGAACATAATAAAAAAATTAAAAATACATTTAATAATATTGTCTTCAAACCCAATTTTTAGTGTCTCCCGTATTTACAATGTTGTTTTTGAGAGAATCCATGAGGATGTTTACAATCAATACTTCGTTTATATTTTAATGACCATTTTCCGCCCTTGTATTTTTTATCTTTGTTTCTCAATGTTTTTGTTGATTTTCTTGTTGTTTTTCTTGTTGTTTTTGTTGATTTTGTTGATTTTGTTGATTTTGTTGATTTTGTTGATTTTCTTGTTATTTTCATTTTATATTATTTCTATAAATAAATATTATAAAAAGCATTAGAATTTCTCCCCGAAGGGCCGTTTTGCGCCACTTTTTCAAAAGTGGCTAAATGTATAAAGTAAAGTAAAGTAAAGTAAAGTAAAGTAAAGTAAATTTAAGTGTAAGTGTAAGAGTGAATGTAGAGGTGTCTAAAGAGGGGTGTGGTATTTCAAATGTAGATGGGTGTATAAGT